GCTTTTTCTTCTGCTTTTTTAACTGCTTGAGATGCAGAATTTGCATTTGTGGCTGCCTTTTGAGCTGCTTGATTTGCATTTTCTGCCGCTTGTTCTTCTGCTTTTACTTGTTCTTCTAATTTTAATACTGCTTGAGCTGCTTTATTTGAATTTTCTTTTGCTTGTTGATATGCAGCTTCATTTTTATTAGCTTGTGCTTTTGCATTTGTTAATTCTTTTATTTTTGCATTCTGATTTGATTTTGATTTTGATTTAGCATTCTCTTCCGCTTTTTTAACTGCTTGAGATGCAGAATTTACATTCTTAGCTGCATTTTGAGCTGCTTGATTCGCATTGGCTACAGCTTTTTCTTCTGCTTTTACTTTTTCTTCTAATTCTAATACTGCTTGAGCTGCTTTATTTGAATTTTCTTTTGCTTGTTGATATGCAGCTTCATTTGAATTGGCTTGTGTTTTTGCATTTCTTAATTCTTTTATTTTTGCATTCTGATTTGATTTTGCTTTTGATTTAGCATTTTCTTCAGCTTTTTTAACTGCTTGAGATGCAGCATTTACATTTAAGGTTGCCTTTTGAGCAGCTTGATTTGCATTTGCTGCGGCTTGTTCTTCTGATTTTACTTTTTCTTCTAATTCTAATGCTATTTGAGCAGCTCTGTTTGAATTTGTTTTTGCTTGTTGATATGCAGCCTCATTTGAATTGGCTTGTGTTTTTGCATTTCTTAATTCTTTTATTTTTGCTTGTTTATTCGCATTTGCTTTCAATTTAGCTTTTTCTTCCGCATTTCTAACTGCTTTAGATGCAGCATTTACATTTAAGGTTGCCTTTTGAGCAGCTTGTTTTGCATTATCTAATTCTTTTTCTTTTGCATTTAAAATTATTTTTGATTTTTCATATTTTTCGGTTGCTAATTTTGCATTTTGTTCTGCTTTTTTGAATGCTTCTTCCCTAGATTTAACTAATTTATTTGCTTCTTCATTATTAAAATTTTTCATTGAAATGATTTTTACTGGTTCTTCAAATTCGCTTAGTTCTATTAAATTTTCATCTTTTTTTTCTTTATCTTTTTTTTTACTTCTGAAATTTATTGATGGAGCTATTTGATTATATAATTTTCCGATAAATCCTCCTTTCATTTTATAAATTTTAACTTTAATATATCCATCCTTAATATATCCAATATATGGACCATAAATTTTTCCAGATTCTTTTTTTTCTTTTAAATGAAATATGATTTTTTTTTTTATTCCAATTAAATCGTTTGCAAATTTTTTTGCAGCTTTAATTGGAGTATAAGAAGAATAAATTCCATTTGATTTATTGTTTATAATAACTTCAAATTTTTTTTTCTTCTTTTTTATATAAAATTTTTTCATATTTTATAATTATAGTATAAAATATTTTTAAGAAATTATAGGGTTTCTACTTATTGGTAAAATAGAATTTCGTTTTTGTGTTGATATTTGTAATTCTTCTATTTTTAATTTACGTATAATTTCATTTACTTTTGGATATATTCGTTCTCCAAATCTTGGGTCATTTGTATCCAAACTACGCAAAATTATAAATGATTTAAGTTCTTGTAATGCTTCTCTATCTTTTAATTTTTCAAGTGTGCGGTGTTCTTTCATATTACTTCTTATTTCAAAATAATAAACTTTGTCATCCAAACGATAACATGCATACTTAAAATTATTTGGTGTTTTTTGTCCAAAAAAATAGTATGTTTTAGTAAAATCTTGTTTTTTAATTTTACCTATATTTGTAGTTCTTTTTTTATTATAGTTACTATTTTTTAATTGAGAAAATGAATGGTCTGATAAAGAAACTGTAAATAAGCCATTTTTTTTTCTTAAATTTATATTATCAATAATTAACTTTAATAAATCACCATTATTATTTAATTTTGCAAATTCCATTAAACATAATAAATCATATAAAGGTAAATCTGATATATTAATTGATATATCAAAATAGCCTCTATCATTTTTTACTAATTCTCTAAAAGTATTATTGCCAATATATAAGTATTTATAATAAAAATTATCCGTGAATAATGTTGGGTCAAAACCAAAAACAATTTGAAAATAAGCATTTTGTCTTACTTCAGCAAAATTTTCAATTGGACAAATAAACAATTTTAGAAATTCTTTTTGTATATTATTAATTTGAGGTGGTGATAGAAAAGTTCTAAGTAAATTTTGTGGTAGTAAACTTCTAGGTAATTCTTTTTTAACATTTATAACATATTGATTTAGTGTTCTATTAAAATTATCTTCTTTTATAGTTTTCGGTTGATTAAGAAAAATTTTAGGAGAAATATGAATTTGTTGTTCATTATTATTAATACTAGCCAATCTCTCTTGAATTTTTTTTTGTATTTTTAATGCAAATTTCGGATTTTTAATTTGTTTCTCTTCTATTTTTCCCATAATTTTTTCTAATACATCTTTTTTAATTTTATTTATATTAATTGGATTAATTTCTAACTTATTATCATCAGAAATTTCCAATTCAATAACAAAAACTGTATTCTTTTCTCTATAAATTGCATATTTATAATATTTTTTTCCATTATAATCTAAAAAATTAAAAAATATTATGGTAGCAAATGAAAAACAAAATTTTGATATTTTTATATCAGGTGGATTCTTCACATCAATTTTAAAATTACTCACTGTTATTTTATTAAATACGCAATTTATTACATCACCACCACTCATTTTATGAATTTTTACAATAGCTTTCCCATCTTTAATACTTCCAATATAAGGACCATAAATTTTTTCTGATTTTCCCTTTTCTTGTAAATGAAAAATAATTTGTTTATTTTTTCTCGCAAGTTCTTTTGTAACTTTTTTCACAACTTCTCGAACACTATAATCTATATATATTCTGTGGGTACCTATATTCGTAATAACCTCAAATTTTCTTTTTTTCTTTTTTACTTTTTTTTGACGACCATCACGACCATAATCTTTCATTTTATAATTTATATATTTATTATTTTTTTCAAGAGTATTTTATTAATTATTGATGAACTTTTTATAAAAATATAATATACTGATAAATTATAGATGTTTTTTATATTTATAATTAAAAAATAAAATCTTTTCTGATGCTATTTTTTTCAAGATTTTCATAATTTTCAAAAAATTCATTACTGATGAACAATTTTTAATATTTTTGCATTTTATCAGTAAATAACTGCATGAACCGTAGGGTCAAAATTGTGATTTTTTCAAAAAAAACCAATGCGGCATCGACATTTGACTAAAAAATGTCATTTTTCATACCAAGGTTGCGCTCTAGGGTCAAATTTTTGATTTTTTTTTCTTAATTTTTTTCCATTTTTTGCATTTTTGGCACCGTTTTGAACCGTTTTGGCACCTTTTTCAAAATTTGAAAAAAAACCCTTACCAATGGTAATGACCATTTTTGACCCATGGGGGTTTACGTGGTAATCTCAAGACCATTTTTGAATATTTTTCGTCATTATTTCATTTTTTGCAGAAAAAACTCTAGGGTCAAAATTGAAAAATTCGCTATGGTAATCATTTTTTTCGATATATTTTCAGACTATCACATTATGATAATAAAACGAAAAAAACCAATTTTTAAATGGTAGTAAAATTCATGGTAATAAAATTTGCACCATATCTTTCAAAACCTGTTTTTACGCCCCTCTCCAAAAATGATTGGTGGCATTTTATTACCACATGGTAATAAAGGCGTTTTTTTTCGCTTCTCTATGGTAAGGGGGTATGGTATAAAATGCGAAAAAAAGTGAAAACTTCCCTTATTACCAAAAAAATGCTAGTACCCTACTTTACAAAACGTCATTTTTCATGATAGTATTACTACCATATACTACCATGAGTGGAAAATCAATGGTCGTTTTTTTGGATTTTATTACAGGGACTACCAGAGAAAAAACCGCCAAAAAAGTCTATGGTAAGGGCTATGGTAAGCGATGGTGGGGTTAAAAAAATCCCAAGGTCACCTTCCGTACCATAAACGACCATGTTTTTGAAAAAAAACGTTTGCTTCTCCAGGACCATGACAAAAACTCTTACCATTCTACCATGCAACCTAACCAGAAATAAAAAACTTTATGGTATTAAAAATGGTCATAGCCACCATAAGCCCTTCTTAAAAATCGAATACTTTTAAAAACTCATTTGCATTTTATTACCATAAATTTTCAAAAAAATCATTGGAATATTGCGTATTACCATAAATTTTTCCCCATTTTTTGCATTTTTTCGTTTAAAAAAACCGAAATTTATGGTAGTCCTTACCATATGGATTATTTTTTAAAGCTTCTACCCTACCACAAAATGATGGTTATTACCATGTTTATCTGAAAAGACAAAAATTTTTTCTTACCATTTACTACCATAAAAATGCGAAGAAGGTCGATGTCAATCCCTTACCATATTTTGAAAAGTCGAGCTTGCATCAGATGAATTTTTCGTTTTTTAAGTGTTTTCTCCAAAATACTGATGTTTTTTAACCTCTGATATACCATAATTCAAAAACTTTATGGTAGCAAAAAAAATTAAAAACCTTAATCAAAACCTACCATAACACTACCATGTTGGAAAGCATTTTGAACTTTTTTCAATGATTTCATTCCTAGTTTTGTTATCAGTTATATTATTTTTATATATATTTATAATTTAAAAATTAATAATAAATACTAATAAAAAACATCTGACCCTCAAATCTGAAAAAAATCGATTTTTTTAAAAAATCAAAAAATTTTTTTTTGTTGAAGTTCTTCCTACCAGAGAAAAAAATTTTCAAAAAAAAAAAATATTTTTTAGAAACAACCTATGCAAAATCGAGAAAAATCTCAAAAATCAAACATTCAAAAAAATGACTTTTCTGGTAATAAACACGTTTTTTTCGTATGTTTGCTATTACCATACTTTATGGTAATACATCGAGAAAATTAAATTTTTTACCCCCCTCTTTTTTTTTAACAAAAAAAATCTAAAAAAATAACTGATTGTTAAAAGGCAAAAAAATAAAATACCCCCTAAAATAAAATAAAATAACCAATCCTGATGAAATACGACCATGCTAAAAAAAACACCCTTTTTTTGTTGAATTTTTAAAATTTATGGTAATGCATTAGCATTTTTTTCGTATAAAAAACTTTCTAGTATGGTAATGGTAATGGCTTATCAGTAATACTGTTCGATATTTTTCCATAATTTTCATAAAAAATGAAATAACTGATGGGCTCTGATGCCATTTTGGACCCCTTACCAAAAATGGTATTAAAATTCATTTTAAAAATTTTCAAAATTTTTTATCACCATTAAAATGGTAATTTTACATTTTTTATCATCATATATGGTAAGGTCGAAAATTTTTGAACTTTTTTTTTTCTCGTTTTTTAACGTTTTTATTACCATATGGTATTATGGTCGTATTATGGTCGTAAAATGTCATTTTATCATCCATCAGTATTTCCATCGAGATGCCTCCTTTAAAAACGGTTTATCAAAATTATTCTAATAAAAATTTTGACCCTTGACGGCAACTAAATGACTTTTTTGGTCGCAAAAAATAATTTCAAAAAATCATTACCATACCATTTTTTATGGTAATACCCATTTTTTCCCCTCTTACCATGCCTCAAAAAACGAAAGCATAAAAAATGACATTTTTTAAAATTTTAGCGTCTTGCCATCATCTATGGTAATGTAAAAAAAAATTTGAACAAAAATGCTAAAAAATATTTTTTCATAATTTTTATTGTAAATTTCACTATCTATTTTTCATCCAAAAAATATCGAAAAAAATAAATTTTTAATATTTTTTTGAAAAATGAGTAATTTGACGACCATAAATTACCATTTTTCAATATTCCATTGCAAAAAATAAAAAACATTACCATTTTTTTCTACCATAAAACATTTTATTTCTAGACCCCTATTTTTTCATTATTACCATTTTTTACCATGATTTTCAAGAAAAATCAATCAAAAAACACATGGTAATCACATGGTAATGAGCCCAAAAATGGTAATCTCAATATCATATTCTTATTTTTTATAAATCTAAAATAAAAAAACGATGGTCGTATGGTAACTAATGCATAATAATTCAAAAATAATTATAAGTTTTTTTTGCATTATTTTTTTAAATTATGGTCGCACATAAACCATAATTTAAAAATTAAGAGTTAAAAAAATCAATAATATATGGTCGTATGATAAGTAATACTTCTCATTTTTACTCATTTATTCCAGTATTTTATTCCACTATATTCCAAAATATTCCAATTGCTCAAAAACATTTATACAATCTATAATTAATATAAATGATTTTATAACAATAAATATAGTAAAAAATAAATTATTCATAAAAAATAAAAAACATCATCTACCCAAAAAATAATTCCAATTGAAGGAATATTTTGAGTATTTTAGAGCAAAATAAAAAATAATATATAAGTAATAGCGAAAAGAATGACTCAATATAATTGCAAAAGATGTGGTAAGATATTTGACCGGAAATATAATTATGAAAGACATATTAATGATACGAAAAAACAATGCATACTTATCGTGCCAATCCAAGAAGAAGAAGATAAAAAGAATATATCTTGCCCATATTGTGAGAAATCCTATTCAGCAAAATATAATTTAAATAAACATCTCAAAAAATGCATTATGGCGAGCAAAGCTTCCCATATCATCGAGGAAAAAGAGAAAATTTATAAAGAACATATTGACCACCTTGAAAAACAAATTCTAGAACTAACAAAAAAAATTGGTAATACTTACTCTTATAATATTAACCAGCATTTGGACCAAAGTGTGCATCAACAGAATATTCAGATTAATTCCTATGGTAATGAAAATCTTAATTACATAACACCCAGTCAAGTCGAAAAATTAATTAGCCATCCTTCTACTTGTTTGCCACAGTTTATAAAAATGGTTCATTACCATGAAGAGCACCCCGAAAATCATAATGTTCTAATTGAAAACATCAAGGAAAATATAATTAAAACACTCAAAGAGAAAAATAGTTGGGATACTAATCGCTTCGAAGAATTTGTTGAACAATTCACTATTGAAAAATACGACCAAATATGTGACCTGTATAATTCCAATGAAGTGAATGTAAATGAAGTTGTCCGCGATAAATTTGAAAAATGGGCGGACCAATTTGACTATGTGGAATCCCAAACGCGCAAGAAAGCCGAAGAAGACGCAAAATTAGCAATTATTCTAGGTTCAAAATGGCTACGAACAAAGAAAATTACTAAAAGAGGACTCAAAAGAATTTTAGATGGTGAAATGCTTTTGAACGAGGAAGATATGAAACAAGTGGAAAAAATAAAAAAAAGTGTTGGATGGGGTACAATAACACCTAAAATAACAGAAGCTTAATCTGGAAACTACGCGAAAAACATTACTCCTTGCAATAAAGAATCCGCCAAATCATCTTTTTTCGGGTGTGATTGGAAATAAGTACTCCAATCTCCTAAGTTTTGTAAAAATCCTTTTACAATATCTATACTATCATTCTTCCTTTTCTTATAAGATTGATAGTCGGACAACTTCACTTGAGGCTCTTTAGGCTGCTCTTTATTGATTTCTTCTTCAGATATTTGAGGTTGGCTGCGATTATGTTGTTCTTTTTTAAATAATTTTTTACTTGCATTAAAAAAACTAACATTTGCCAATCCTGGATATTTTCCCTCTTTCAATTTACAAAAAAAATAGGAATATATAAAGAGTTGTACCGATTTCATTTTTGGATTCTTCAAAGCTGGCTGATTCTCTATTATAATTTCATTTACGCCATCTAATTTTAAATTTGAGAGTCCATCGTATATCCTAGTATACGTTTTCGTATCATCATCTTTTAAATATTCATTAATTTTAGTTAATACTTGTCCGGACTTCTCTACTTCTTTGCTACATTTATTGCAAAAACCTCCAATTTTTATATTTTTTAAGCAAACTTCACCATCATATTTTATAAAAAATTTGCGGCTTTTTTCTCCACAAGGACAGTATAGGTCTCTTAATTCATAAGGATAATATTCATAACCAAGTGAATCAACTTGATTATATTGATTTTTTGATGCTTTTACTTGTATCGAATAATCTTTTTCATAAGGGCGTGCATGAACTTTACACATTTCAGAACGCTCTCCATCCTTTACTATCCAATAGTTAGTACCTTTCCCACATTTCCCACATTTTTTATTGTTTTGCTCTGGCATCCATAATTCTGATTTACAATTAATAATACCCCATGAAATAATATTATTAATTTTCGACTCTTCTTTATTATAATCTAGAAAACAAAAGGCTAGATTTTTTATTCCAACATCAAATGATAAAATTTTCGTCATTCTATAGGATTAAGATAGAATATAAGAATCATTTTAAGCCGCACCGCGGTATTAGTTTAAAAGAATTTTATTTTTATTTATATAGAATGACAGATACTTCTTTGTATGATGTTTTAGAAATTTACCCAAATTCTTCAAGTGATGAAATTAAAAAATCTTATAAAAAATTAGCACTGAAATATCACCCTGATAAAAACCCAGATAATTCAGAAGCACTTGAAAAATTTAAACAAATTACTGAAGCATATGAAGTTCTTTCTGACCCTGAGAAGAGGGAGTCATATGATAAATTTGGTAAATCATCTAATGGACCTGTAAATGACCCTAGAGAATTTTTTGAGCATTTTTTTGCTAATAGAGCTCAGAAAGAACGCCGAATTAATGTTCAACCTGTTAAAGTTCCTGTATGTCTTACATTAGATGATTCTTATTTTGGAGCTACAAAAACTATTAAATATAAGCGAATGGGTTTTCCAGAAGGACAAGTTTGGGATAAATTAGAACCACCCCCTCCTGAATTACTTATTCCATTTGAAGAAGAACTTGAATTAGTCATTCCGAAAGGAGCGCGCCCAAATAAGCATCAATTATTTGAAAAAAGAGGTCATCAAATTCCTACTTTAGAAACAGGTGATGTAATTGCAATTTATGTAGATGAAGATGAATTTAATATCATAGAAAATGATAAAGATGAAGAGAATGATTCACCGATTGAAGTAGAAGATGATGGCGAAGATGAAGGTGAGGATGAAGGTGATGATGATGGCGAAGAAGGCGAGGATGATAATGATAGCGAGGATGATAATGATGGCGAGGATGATAATTATAGCGAGGATGATGGCGAGGATGATGGCGAGGATGATGGAGATGATGATGAGGATGATGAAAGTTCATATTCATCAATTAACTCTTTACCAAATCAAAATCAGAAAGACCGTAAATATGTTTTTTCACGTGGAAATGGAGATGACCTTGAAGCAACATTTAAAATTTACCTTGACGAATATTACAATGGGGTTGAAAGAACCATAAAATATTTTGGAGACAAAGAAATTAATTTTTGTTATTACCAAAAAATTGATTTGGATGAAACATATATTATTCCAGCTCATGGTATTGAAAATGGAAATATGAATATTCATTTTGAATTGGAACTCCCAAAATCTATACCATCCCAATATTTGGATGAATTTAAAGGTCTTATGGATAAAATTTATGAAGGTCGCACTAAAACAACTGATTTTGAAAATTTAGATTCTGAAAAAATTGTTCATCTTATTCCTTCTTCTGAAGTCCCGGACCATTATAAAGGAGATGATGATGAAGAAATGCAAAATAATATCCCCCAAGGAATGCCAATGCAATGTGCCCAACAATAAAATTATTATATCTTTGAATAATATATAAAATGCTTTATTTATTATTCGGTTTAGTTGCAATTCTAATAATACTTTTTATAACTGCAAATATTCAAGTCAAATCATATTCAAAAAAATTCGAAAATTTTACAATATCAACTATCGGAACTATTCGTGATAAAATTAAATTACCAAATTTTTCTAAAAAAATTTCATCAATTCTTCATAAAAATAATAAAAAGAAAGAAATTGAAGATGTCCAAATTGTAGATTATTCGGAAGTTAATCAATATCTAGACTAATTTATTCATCATAATCGTCATTATTATTCATATTGCCACCAAATAAAGCAGATATAAAACTTTCAAGCTCTTTATCATTAGTATTAGTGTTAATTCTTCTATTGCTCCCCCAGCCTCCACCACTATCACTATCCTTATCATCTCCATAAGGATAATAATCAACTTCATATATTTTTACTTTCTTATCATTCATTTTATTCAAAAAATCAATTGGTTTTGAGCTATTTACTTCCATCATTCCAATATGAGAATTCATTTTTAAATATTCAGATATACTATTGTATTTCTTTATCTTCTTTAAAACAGCCTCTATTTTCTTCTGATTACAAGAAAAAATAACACTATCTCCTTCTTTTAATCCTTTGAAAAATTTATTCTCATCAATCATTCCATTTGCTGACCTTGATTTCTTAATACTTTCAAATGTTAATTTATCTAATTCTGCGTAAATTTTCTTTCCCATTTTTCTTAGTAGTATAATAATATACTATTATTTTTAAACTCATTTTACGAAATTTTCAATGACATATATTCCTCTAACGTATTCTTCTTTTGAAGCAATGGTTTATCTCTCTTTAATCTTAAATCATTCAATTCTTGAAAACGATTTTCATTATTTAATAACATCGCCTTCTGTCTATGTATGCTCACATAATGAGCTACTTCAGTCTGAGGATACATACAAGACACAGGTGGATATAATAATGAATATTTCTTATCCAAAAAATAAAATTGTTTCCTAAATTCTTCAATTGTCATCGGTCCTCCAAACTTCTTTAGTAAATTCCTGTCTTCTGCTAATTTTACATAAATAATCTTCTGATTATTAATACCATGTTCAGAATCAATTAAATCATTTATCTGTTTTGCTAATAAACAAAGTAAAGAATAATATTCCCATTTCTTAAAATGATATCTAGTATCAAATCCAGAAAATATATATGCCGCTGCACAATTAAATGAACAAAAATTATCTCTACAGTAAAATTTTCCTCTAATGTGTCGAATTGGTATTCCAATTGGCATCGTCTGGAATTGTTCAGTACAATAAAAACATGCATGTTCAGTTGTTGTATCCCATTCCTTCTTAGAATCATCTGCCTGTATCATTTTCAATATCTTTACTTTCTTTAAAACATTGAAATAATTTTTATTCATTTCTTCAAATCCAATTGTTCGAACATAAACTTCATCATTTTTTATACAAGATTCATCATTAATAGAATCATTATTCTTATTATCTAACTCTTCTATTTCAATTTTATCTGGATTTTTCTCTAATATATTTGCATAATCACTTTGCATTTGATTAAAGGGTTCATATGGGATTGGTTCATTTAATACTGGGTCATATTTCATTATTCCATCAGTATTTATGATAATATCATTATAATTTTCATTACTAATCTTTTCATCACCTGGCAAATGTAAAATAATATTATCATTCTCTATTTCAACTGGGGCATCTTTGTAATTACTTATAACTGTATATGATTTATCTTTTGGACGACGACCTCTTTTCTTAGGCATAAGTTTAGAAATATCATCTTCTTGTTGTGAAGCACTAACACTAACACTCACACACACACTTTTCTTCTTGCTAGGCATATTTAAATCCTTTTACGCAAAAAAGCTTTAAGCCCCCCCCCGCGTAAAAAATGAAATATTAAAAAGATGTTTCCAATTATATAAAATAATGCCAGGCTCTATTACTCTATATATTGGACCTACAAAAGCTGGAAAAACCACTGAATTATTACGGCTTTATTATTGTCATTTAACAAAAGAAGACGATATAGCCATTGTTTTACATGATTCAGTTGAAAATGACTCATTTACGAAGGAATCTATGAAAATAATTAGCTCATCCACAATTGAGAATATAGTAACATCCACATTATTTCAAAAAAGCAATGTTATTATTATAGATAATTTGCAATTATTTGCCGACTGTTTTATTTTGAATATTCTCGCCAATAAAATGGATAAAAAATTTATTTGTGCTGCACTTGATAATGACTATCAGCGTGCACCATATGATGGTATTATAGACATTATACCAAAATGTGAGTATGTATATAAATTATCTGCACTTTGTTCGCAATTACGGGATACAACCCCCGCAATTTTTTCCATGAAATCCGGTGATAAATATTTACCCGTTAGCAGAAATTTTATTACGAAAAATAAGGGCTTTTTGCATGTTATTTCTGGTTCAATGTTCTCCGGTAAAACTACAGAACTTATTCGCATATGCAAACAATATCAGTCCATAGACAAGAAAATACTTTCCGTTAATTATTGCAATGACCGTCGATATGACGCAATTGGCAATATTTGCTCCCATAATCAAGAAGTATTTGAAACAATGTTATTTCTTGAAAATCTTCAAGAAATATTGGTTCAACCAAATCTTGAAGAATTTGATGTGATTATGATTGATGAAGTCCAATTTCTGAAAAATGCATTCCAAACTATAAAAATATTGGTTGAAGAAATGGGCAAAATTGTTATTACAAGTGGCTTAGATGGCGACTATTTACAACAACCATTCGGTGATGTATGCTATCTTATTGCGTTTGCAGATAAATTTACAAAACTAAATGCAGTCTGTAAATTGACTAAAGAAGATGCCAGTTTTTCTAAAAGAATTGTTGCGTCGGAATCAAAAGAATTTATTGGTGCCGATGATGCATATGTTGCCGCAAGTAGATATTCTTTAATTTGTTAATTTACCAATTCATCTTTATAATAAATTTCTCCATTTTTAATCATATAATCTCCAGTTTTATCAATTTTCCTATTTTGATAATATAAATTAAACTCTAAATGGCTATATTGTTTGGATATTTGTGCCAACCATTTTTCTGGTGGCTCTTGTCTCGTTAAAAATGTGTAGTATATCATATCCATCTCGCGATTAAATATATCTTTTTCATACTCAATCATAAAAGGTTGCTCAACATCAGCTGATTTACGAAAACTTAAACCCTGATTTCCCCAGTTATTTATGGTAAAAGTCTTTAAATCCTCCCATTTCCCATAAATCTCTAAATGATTCTCACAATGATATTCTCCCATTTTCATAATGTATGTAGTTTTTTTTAATTAGGGGAAATTCTTAGAATTTCCATAATTCTATTTTATAACGATATACAGGATGATTAATTCTAAATATTTTAACCATAAACTTATGTATTTTATTTGCTCTATTACTCTCTCTTTGTAAATTAACTGATATTTGTTTTCGCCTATTATAAATATCTCCATCTTCATTCTCTAATTTCTCTAACCCATTTCTAAGTGCATCCATTGGATTTCTACCATGAACTGAGAATTGTCCGGGCTTAGACATAAAACGGTATTGCTTCATACATCCTGCTCCACCTCCATTGATAGTATAAGGATTTTCATAATGAATTAGAATTGGCTTATCTGGATATAATTTATCTATATTTAAAATGCCCGTAATTTGATTTGATGTAGTTGCATCAGTTGAAGCAGATGCATCATTCCCTTTTTTTTGGGGGTCTTCTGGATTTAATTCAGGTTCCTTTCTTGACATATTTATGTTATAGATTTTATAGTTTTTAGTTCATCACTAAATATATCCTTCATTATATCATCGTATTTTACAACGATTGACCGATGAGTAATACTTATATTTTGATTATGAATATTCACTGACATCGGATTTTGTAACATAATAGGTGTTCCTATATATTCATATATTTTACCGGTGTCAATGTTTTGAAATTCAAATACTAAATATTTTTTTCCATCTAAATTATCAGTAAATTTATATAATTTCATCATTTTATTAAATATTTTATTCGCAACAATTCCAGGTGATTTACCTGTATATTTTCCATATTTCTGTCCTTCATTTGGATAATTTAAAATTGTATAATTATTTACTTTACTCATTCTATAAATATTCATTATATTTTTTTATCATCATTGATAAAAAAATAAAATTAATCATGTTTAGAACCAAGAGAAGTAATTACATTTTTAAATCTCTTAACAACTTCTTTAACTTTACCAGTCTTGCGGTCTTTTAATTTAAGAACAACTGGCTTAGATAATTTAACCCTTTTTCCTTGATAGTGATAAACTTTCTTGTTACTACCGCGGGTGGTTTCCTGGATTGCAAATTTGTAGCTGCACTCACCTTTTTCTTTATTTTTCTGGCAAATCTCAGAAAATGCACTAGAAGCCTTATCTTTGGGTCCTCTTGTCTGAGGCTTTCCAGTTTTAGTCTTCAATGGAAGTTCGTATCTACCACCATCAACATCTTTGCCATTTATACTTACAAGCTTGAAAAAACGAGAATCACTTTCTGCCCCACCTGAGAAATTAAATTCATTAGTGTATTTATTGGTATGACGTTTCTTCTGACTTCTACTGCCTCCAGAGAAATTACTATGGTTTGACTTACTGCCCTTATTCTTTTTATTTAAACTACTTAGCAAACTTTCGAGTTTTGTAAGTTCCTTTTGAAACTGGCTTGAGGTCATCTTATATTATAACTTACATTTTTTTTCTATAAATTTTATAAAAATTTATTTTTCTTTTATCATCTAAACTTTCCAATTGTAAAACGAAAATATCTCCTCCTTCACTTTTAATTTTTCCTTCTAATTTTTCAAATGCTTTATTAACACTATCCGCCTTAATTTTATATTTTTTTAATTTATTATTTCCTCCTGATTGTGATGTTGTAGAACTATTGGTATATCCACTAGTACTTTGCTTTATAACATCTTTTGTTAAAATATCATTATTAACTTTAATTTTATTCCCACTTAATATTAAATCATTACCTACAATCTTATATTCGCTATAAGGATAATAACCATCAATCCATCCTCTCATAAAATCCTTATTACTTAAAGCTGCCATATATTATTTAATTTTTTTAAAAAAATATAAATCGTGGTCTTTTAATCCTAAATTCTCTAATTTCACAATTTCCACAAGTTTAAAATAATTTGACATGATTTTTTCAATAATTCTTTTCTTTTCTGGTATCACTAAATTATGTTTATAATGCTTCTTCTTCGTAATCGTCCCATTTTTATCCCTCATTGCAATAATTTCATTATATTGACAAATCGCTTGCCCCCTCTTCTCCCACCATCCGTCATGTGTAAAATTTGGGAAATTAGTTATTCCATGTTGCCTTCCTTTTCCATCTTTCCTGGAAAATGTCATATTTCTTGGACAAGCGTCTAGTTTTTCCCTGTCAAAAATATGAATCACTAAATATCCATCAGGCTTTAGCCAATAAAAAAAATTACTTAATATTGTGTCCCAATCTATAATCTTATTATGGTATAATGTCTCCTTTAAACATAAAATCATTTTAAATTGTTGCTTCTTAAATAGTCCCTCATTTTTCACGTCTCCTAAAATAGACTTTCCAAGTGGATTCCTTAGTGCAAATATTTCCAACATTGCATCACTTCTGTCTACTCCAATAACTTTTACACCACTTGAGCTTAAATTTTGAAAATATTTGCCAGTCCCTGTTCCAACCTCTAATATTTGTCCACCTTCAATCTCATGCTTTTCCATAAATTTTAGAATCTCCTTCGATTCTTGTTTAAACACATCCGGTTCATCAAATACTTTATTGTAAATTTTAGCGTATAATTTGTCAATCATATCTTTACTTATTTCCAGCGGATTATCAAAACTTTCTGCATTTTCTAAATCTAGCACATCCAGCTTTAAATGTTTCCCAATTAAATAAAAAATTATTAGAATAATAATCAATATCAAAATTGATATGTATAAATAATGCTTCCAATGCATATTCTATAAAAGAATAATTTATCGGCTTAAAAACAATTTTCATATTTTAATTATATCCCAATATGTCATTCAACACAAGTCAAACTAATCAATCAGCGTCTCTTGAAGATTTTAAAGACCAGCTCCCACCTAAGCAACAAAAAGAATTTGATGAACACCTTGATGTTGAACAAATTAAGTCATATGTATATCAACTCCTCACTGAAACGGATTGTGTAGATGACAACCGAAAGCGTGAAGCCAAAAAATTCGCCGATTTGCGCGGTAAATATCAGCAAAAATACATGCCCCTTATGATGATTTACCCTGCCCTTTATAATATGATTATTGAGAATGGTAAGAAATTTGACCTTACCCAATTTGAACAAATGATGACTATGATTTCAAAAGTCCGTCGCAAAGAAGTTACTGAAGAAGCAGCTTCTAAAAAATTTGGTGAAGAGATGGTTGAGAAATTTGTGAAGCCAAAATTGGACTAATATTATAATATTTTTGATTCTTGAACGCGAAAAGTGTTCAAGAATCTACTTCTTGTAAGTTGACCTGGTCGGCGTTAGAACTCTCAGATTAATGTTCATGTTTCTTTTCGAGTTCAGAAGCAATTTCTTCCAACACTCTATTGAGATTTCTACTGTGGTCAGGGAGTGACTCAAGCACCCAAATGACATTATCAGCATGTATTCGCATGTTGAAGATATGTTGCCATTTAGCTTCATTTTCACATCCACCTCTTTCTGAATCTCCTCTTTTTTTCAAGAGTCCAACTCCTCCAGATTTCCAGAGGCATTGTCGCTCATTTTTGAGTTTGTGAATAACGCTTCTCAAATTGGTCAAAGCGGTCGCAATTGTAGTCTTTTTACCACAGCCTGCTTTTTCTAAAACTTGTTGTGTCAAGGAGTCAAGTAGAATTTTTGGTCCTATCGCAATTGCTAACTTTTTTGGAAGCATAATGTTAAAAACATATATTTCCGAATCACTCATGATTTCTGAATATTTAATGATAAATTAATAAAATTAACTATCAATTTTTTATTAAAAAAATAATGTATATTGGATTATAATTTTTCACAAAAAGTGGATTATTCCTGACCACCAAAAAGGCTGTCAAGAATCGATTTCTTTGCTTCTTTAATCAAACGCTCATGTTCACACCTTATCCGTTGTTTTTGGTCATCAAACACTTTGATTTGAGCATTCACACGCTCAATCTCTTTGGTGTTCTCATCCTGAACATCTTTCAAAAGCTTGGAACTAGAATGCTTCTGAAGCTCACTAATAAGCGAATCAATTTGGTTGAGGTCTCTTGTGAGTCTTTGGTACCTTGGAAATTGTGCAAGAAAATCTGAATCTTCTTCATCAAATCTTGAATCCCAACGTTGCGAAGCAACTCCTCCTTCTCTCCATTCAGCTTGTCTAGCTTCATGTTTTTTTTGCCTGTATTTACGCAAATTCTCCAAAGCCCCAGAAATGGTAGTTTTACTACCACATCCACTTGACACCAGGATTTCTTCTGGAAATTTTCTAATCAGGAACCTACGGTGTTCTTGCAGCTCTTCTGGCACTCCTTTGCATTCACTTAGAATTTTTGAATGCTCATTCACAGCTTGAATTTTTCCGCAAACATCCGCATTTAATGCAAGTTTGCGTCCACGCTCAATGTAACTCTTGTTAAAGAGTCTAGCAAAAATGATTCCTGCAACAAAATATTTATCAGAAAGCGTCTTCAGAAGTTCCTTCAATTTTTCTTTTGGATATCCTGATTGAACCTGCTTGCAAAAAAACTTGTATTTTTCAACAAAGTCTCCACCAAGATAGTCAGAAATTCTTTTCAGGCTTTCTTCAGGATGAATTGGAAACTGGGGAGCTTCGAGAAGTTTTCTGAGATTTTCCTTTTCAATCACTGGAATTGCTTCCAGGATAAATTGGAACATTTCAGCCTGTTTTTCCAGCCCAGTGAAGATGTGATTGAGAGCACCCATCGCCGCCTCATTTGGCAACTTTTTGATGATAAATGCAGTCACATTCAGAATAGCTGTATGCAATTCTTCTGCGCTGTATTCATCACAGTAGCTTGTCAAAAGCAACGTAAGTATGCCGCTCAATCTTTCTGGTGTGAAGTATGACGAAATTGGGAAATGTTTGAATGATTCCAAGGTTTGAAATAGTCTTCTAGAACGAAAAGAATGTTCACTAAAGCCACTTGCCATACCTTCAAAAATGTTGTCAACCAAGTACAAAGAATCAAAGCCTCTTTCAGTAAAATTTGCAAGATGTGCCAAGAAAAAAGCATCGAGAAACTGTTTGATAAACAAATCAATCACTCGATACAGTATCGGCAAAATGTCTGCATTTTCCCTGAATTCCAAAGAAACAAGTGAGAGCAAATTCAACAAAGTTTGTGCTTCCTCTTTCTTTTCTAAAAAACCCATTTCCCTATCATCGGAAAAATGCATAAGTCTTTCAGGCTCTTCACCTTCTTCTGCTTGTTCAGCAGCAAGCAGTTGAAGATACCGTTCGACCAATAGCAAGTAGTACTGCCAAAGTTCTCCAGGGTAATGTCTGGCTGTAAAGCCAAAAAACTCTCCAAAGCTCATGTCAGTTTCCTTCAGATAGGAAAACAAGTGAAAAATGTAGCATCTGCAATAACCAGAACTTGATATTTCTGAAATAATGCCAACACAACCATAAAAATCCTCGTCGGCTTTAACTTCAAGCTCTCCTGATGGTTTTTTTTCAATCAAAGACGGATGAAAGCAAGGTTGATGTAATTTTTGACCAAGGTCAGATTGAATAACACTTGAGTGTGTTGAAACAGACCTGTCGTCGTAACGAAAAATGTAGAAAACAGGATTCTTCATTCTTAAAATAATTTTTTGTTTTTTTTTACAAAATGTGTCTTATGTAAAAAAAATTAATTAAATTTTACATCAATTTTTATCATTATTTCATAAAAACTATGACAAACTCATTAAATACTTCAGTCGATTCACAAGCCCTAATATTTCGTCCCTCAAATTCAACAAATCAGTATCTTTTTTATCAATTACATCTAATATTGTTATCCCACAGTAGTCCGTTTTATTATGAATCACGTATTTCTTACAATTTTTATTCTTCTGTCCAGATAAAAACCCAATAATAACATCTAAATATTTATCCAGGTCATCCGCATCAATCTGGTATATTTTTACTTCTTTTTCGTGGTTCTTTTTCGTATATTCAATGCGCCCGTATTTTCCCTGCCATATTTCAATGAATTCATCCATTTTATCCATGAATTTGTCCAAGAATTTATCTAACGCTTTGTGCGTGGAATACTTTTTTGTGCGCCAATGAGCAAAACGAAGACTATTCTGTATTTGGAAAAATGACAGCATTACTGTTTCAGCTGGCTTCATATATTTAAACAAGATTTATAAATTATAATTTTTGATTTAATATAAACATTTGTTTTAGAGAACCATCTGGTAAGATAATTCTATAATTCAATGTTCTCTCTTCATATTTACCTGATACAAATATTCTTCCAAAATTATTAGTGCTAAATAACAATGTTCCAGGCACTGTATAGGGATTTGGTGGAAATCCTTTATCACTATCTCTTGGTATAGTTCCAATTGGAGAATTAATAAATTCAGTTATTGTTATATTATTACCTATATTTCTTTGATTTACTTCACTAAAATGAGGACTACCTGTTATAAATACAACATTTTTGAGATTAAATTCCAATATCATATTAATTATGTCATTCTGGTCATTTGGATAACTACTAAAATAAGTATTTCTTGGTCTTATAAATGGAACACCTGTGCATATAAATATAAAAGGATTATCAAATAATTTTTTAATAGCATAGAATGTCTGTCTCAACCATTTTAATTGTTGTTCTCCCAGAAGAGTCGATGTAGTTGTGTTTGGATTTGTGCTAAAACTTTTACAATCTAATCCAATAAAAGCTAAATCATATCTAAACATTGACCAAATAACAGGAGAAATAATATTTTCATTATTATTTGGCCACATTTGCGTAAAAATATCGCGACATAAGTAAAGAGATGGTCCTCCAAGAGAAACATCATTTACTCCTAAATCGTGGTCATCTGGGATAGCAGACCATGCTACAGATGACCAGGCGCCTTTTAATTCATTCATTTTACGAAGTTTCTCATATCTTTGAACTAAACCGGAATTATTGTCAAATTGATAAGAACTAAGATAAATATTATCTCCTAACATCAGATTTAAGTCTGATTTTTCTGATGAAGCTCTTAATAATTTGAATAAATCAAATGGGAATTTATCTTCAAATGTTTCATAATCACCTAATAATTTTGCACAAGAACCAAAATTAAACGTGAAATTTGGAACATTTACATCAATTGGTCCAGACCAATATTTTGGAATATCATATTTTAATTCAAAAATATCGGTTGAAGATGTTTTGAGATATAGTGTCGTTTTTGTTTGAGGTGGTCCTTTAAGAAAATCTTTAAAATTAGAGACTAGTGGTCCAAATTTAATTACTGTTGGGCTATTGGCTAAAACTTTTATTTTTGGTAATATTTCTTCTTTAATAGAACAATTCTTACTATCTGAACTTTTATATCTTGGTATAACGTCTATTTTATTATAAGTCCATATCAAAATACCGATTTCTGTTGTTGTCATCCAACTAATCATCGGTTCTGATTTAAGAATTTTTGAATTATATTTTCCTTTTGGAACAATTGAATTCATATTATAAAATATAGAATATAAATTTTACGCACTTAAGTAAAAAAATCAAAAAATAAATTATTGATAATATAAATAATATTATCAATACAATTTTGCGAATACGCAAGCATTTTAATGTCAAAACAGTTTATCTCTCCTTGACAAATATGCAAGCGTTTTGGGGGTTAGCACCTTTTGTCACGGAGTGACGAAAAGGGGTTTTTTGGGGGTTAGCACCTTTTCGTCACTCCGTGACAAAAGGTGCTAGTGGAGTCTCATAATAATCTTACTATCCCCTCCACCCGACATTGCCTTTAATTTTTCCTCTTTCTTCTTTTCTTTCTGAATCATATTTACAAGTTTAATATATACTTCATCGCTCGCATTCTTCGTCTTCTTGAATCTGAACTCATTATGTAAAAAGCTAAATGTTTTCTCAGCATCAGACATTGCCTTCATATCTTCCCTATATTCATCATCGCCCATCGCATAAATATCTCCAAATCCTCTAATAATATCTAGTTCAATACCGTATTCTTTCAAAATCTCTTCCAAATATTCATAATTCACTAAATATTCTTCATGAGGAATACCAATTGTATTTACATAAACCTCTATTTTGTGCCCCAGCATAGGCTTCTTTGCATCCCATTTCATCGTTGCAGAATATTTCTTATCAATTCTCCATAAAATATCATCCCCAATAATTCCCTCCGCTGGCTTCTTCATTCCTTTAAGTAATTCAAACACTCGCCCACCATCCATTGATGTTCCAATGAAATATCCTCCAATCTTCAAATTGTCACTTACATTCTGCAAAAATATTCGCAGTTTAATTTCGTTCTCGAACAAATAATGAATTGCAAATTGCATACTAACTACGTCAAACTGATTTTTCGAAAGAACCACCTTTTTCAATAATCCCTTATTATATCCATCCAAAGCTGCGTCATAATCAGGAAATATAAGTTTACCTGAATCAGCCCAAATATAAGTTGTATTAGGTTTTGCACCCTTGTAGGATAAATAATTCGTTCTCGCTATTTCTACGCTCTCTTTAACAATTTCAAGCCCAACCACATTTTTCAACAATGCTAGCTTCCATTTCAAACTATCACCTCCTGTCCCAGCTGCCAAATCCAGTAATGACCCTTCCATAGTCCGCGCTTTCTTTATAATTGCCGGGCATGAACTCATAATAAGTTTGTCTTTTACCACTCTGTTATGAAAAATCTGGAATGGATATTTCTTCAGGCGCACCGTATTATTTTGAGCGTAGTACAAATGACTTAAATCCTCCTCTGGAACATTTCCCTCTCTCATTTGCGTATCAGTTATACTATTTGTCAAAGAATTCCATACATGATTACCATATGTTTCTGTCATCAGAACTTCTGTGTGCCCATCTCTGAACATTTTAGTTTTCAGGTGATTTATTCCAATTGGAGTCCACTTAAATAAATCAGTATATTCTCCATAAATTCTTTGATATACAAATTCCACAACTGAATTATCTTCTATTTCTTCAGTTAGCTCAGTTAAATTATTATGAGCAACAATTTTACCTGCTCCACTCAAGGGTATATTTGCAATATTAATATTAGCACTTGGGTCCGTCCCTCTTGGTAAAAAATCAACAATTGTAACTATCTTTTTATTATCGTCGCCACCTAATTCACGGATGCCCCCCACAAATAATTGCAAAGATTTATACTGAATTATTTTCCCCTCCAAATCTTTCCCCCTAGCTGGTAATTGGAATGGACTTATTTTATCTTCAGTTTCTTTCTTGACAATCCGAACAAGAAATTCTGCCCTCCTGAAATCTGCATATGTCCATTTCATATATTCATACCATTTCCCTCCATGCTCGGGATATGGCTTATCAATTGGCAAAAAAAGTAGACCATTCGCCACAAAATCCTGTATTTTTATTTTATCAAACATCTCTCCCAAATTATCTTCAAATATGGGTCCATTACCAAATAAATATTTCGCCCCAATAATCTTCGTCACTTCATCTTTTAATTCCGCATTAACATACTTGCTCACTTGGATACCCTCCCGGAAAAATTGCATTAAATAATCATAGCGGTTTTTCTCTCTTGCACTACCACCGCTAGGATTATGAAAAATACTCTTCCGCACATCATTACCCTTATAAAATAACATATCCGTCATATAAAATACATTATTCATCTTATTATAATAACCTACTGCAAGTGTATTATAAAACCCTTCCACTTTTTTTCCAGTATTAATAAATTTACCATCCTCAGTTATCATAAATATATTCCCATCGATACCACCACTAAAATGTTCTGATATAAATAAATAACGCTTCTCGCCATCTACATTATAGCAAACTCCGTAATTTTCACGGACATAGGATATATTCCCCTTCTTGTGAAAATTCCGCCGTAATATTTCTACTGGCTCCACAAATGTTAGTTTGTCCGTTTTCACTAATTTTCGGAATAATTTATCCAAATTTGTTTGGTCATCTACTGTTAATACAAAGTTTGATTGCTGGAGTTCTTCAAATAACCATCTCAAATATTTTCCAAAATAATCCATAAATTCTGCATCTTCATATTTGGGTGCATCTAGCTCAATTTCTAAGTAAAATTCTGGCATAGCCCCAATACATGCACTATCGCGAAAATTCTTGTCGCTTTCCACTTTTTTTTCTTCTATCAGATTTGTAGTAAACTCCCATTTTGGCTCTTTGAATTTGTATATGTTCAAAATTTGATATACTTTTTTACCGGATAAATCTACCTCTTCTTTTGCCAATTTATCTTCCACAATTTGAACATCAATTCCAAATTTACTAATAGGCTTTTTGTCAACTATGACCTCTTCATTTCCTGAATTTTCAGGCATAGTTCCAAATTGCCAATAACGTTTTACATCATTTTTCCCTACAATGCGATTCATTTTTTTCGACTTTTCACTCTCCTGATTCCAAATATTTAACATTGTAATCATCTCATATGGAACATTTCGTCCTCCATTTTTCTCATTAAAAATAAAACGCTCCAATATTTTGGTGTACAAACTGCGGGATAATCCATAAATTTTACGGTCAAATGATATCCTAACCCGCTGTTTATCCCCCAATTTCTTGAAAATAGACAAGAATTCTGAATTATTAATTTCCATTATTATAATATTAAAAGACTTAAATTTTAAGTCTTTAAAAATTCACTTTTTATTTTTTATGCAGTTGTCGTCTCAAAAATCTTAGATGTGACTAAATATGGGTCGCAGTTGCTAGCTGGACGCCTGTCTTCAAAATATCCTCGTTCATCTTCGATTGTCTTGTTTCCAATTCGAACACTGCAGCCCCGATTTGCTTTTCCATAAGTGAACTTCTTATACGATGATGTTTCGTGCAATCCAGTCATTCTCTGGTCATTATCCGCTCCATAGACTTTCATATGTGCTTCATGGTTATCCTCTAGTTTTTTAATTGCTTCGTAAATAAATTCAATACCTTTCTTATCTTCATAATATCGCCCTTCTCGCATTTCATTTGTGCTGTAATTGCAATGACAGCCGCTTCCATTAATTCCTTGCATAGGTTTGGGATGATAATCAATATAAACCTCACCTCCAAAATCTTCAGTTATTCGCTCCAATAAATATCTCGCCACCCAAAGATGGTCTCCAGCTTCTATACCCACTGCTGGACCAATTTGGAATTCCCACTGTCCCGGTGCTACTTCTGCATTAATTCCACTTATTTTTAGACCTGCATACAAACAAGCTTCCAAATGTGCGTCTGCTATTTTTCGCCCGAATGAATTACGACTACCAACACTACAATAATATTGCCCTTGAACTATTGGCTCTTCATAAACCCCATATGGCTTTCCAGTAGCGCGGTTCATTAAAAAATATTCTTGCTCTAATCCATACCATGGATATAGTTCAATTTTTTTATCAAAAATCTGTTTTGCCAAATATCTATTATTTGTTGGATGAGGCTGCCCATTTGGTAAATATGTGTCACAAAAAACAATAACATTGTCACCCTTCCGGAATGGGCATTTATAAATTGAATTTGGTTTTATAATAACTTCACTATCAGTACCTGATGCCTGTGCAGTAGAACTACCATCATAATTCCATTCAGGGAAATCTTCTAATTTTGGTTCCTTAAAATTCTTAAGAGTCAAAACCATTACTTTACTTCGTAATTCCATATTTCCTCCAATCCAAACATAATCAGCTAATATTTTGTTCATAAACTAGAAAATAAAAAAATATATCTATTTACCCAAAATATCTTCTCGTAATTCTTCAATTGTCTTATTCAACATCTTTCCAGTTTTCTCAGATTTTTTCTGAATTGGAATATCACGCTGAATAGCTAAGTCTTGGATTTCTTTTAGAGTAATTTTCTTTGGAATAAATATTTTACGGCTTTGTTCAGATTCGGGTTCTGGTTCGGATTCGGGCTCTTTCTGGGGCTCTTCTTTGGAATCTTCTTGTTTTTTGATAATTATTTCTGGCTCATTTTTTTTGCTTACTTTCTTCTTTTCAAGAACTTTTGTAGGAGATTTCACAATTAAAGGCTCAGAAATAGGCTCAAGTTCTGATTCTTCTTCTTGAGGAACAGAAATTTCAATATCATCTGGTAATCTTACTGAAAAATCAAAAAGACCACTCGTGTTTCGCTTAACAATTGAATAATATTTGTCTTCCAATCGAAGCAGAAAACAAGAAATATTTTTGTCTAAATATTCTTCATTCTTGTCTGTTTTTCTCCAAACTAAGGGAACAAATCCCTTCCTAGATATTTCCATATTTCTTCCAAACTTTTCTTGTTTTGTCTTTGAAATTTCATATACTGTAAGCGAAAAATAGTCAATAATAATCTGCTTCAACTTTTCATCATTATCTAAATCATCAGCATTGATAAACTTTTCACGAATTTCTTTTCTTAATCGGGCATAACCCATGTCTTTATACAATGAGTTTTGCTCCATATCATATCCAATTTGGCGATGAAGATCACTGCAGAAAGTTAGCTTTGTTTTCAAATCAAAAAAACGGTATTCTGGCATGATTGAATTAAGAATTGCACTTGTGAATGTGTTTTTTGGAACTAATTTTTCAGAAATGTATTGGAGTTGTGGGGCTTCATCTCCAAAATTTACCCATTCTGGTAAATCAATGAATCTTTTTCCAATCATGCTGAATTTTGCATCTAAAATATACTTTCCATATATGTGCCCGGATTCAAATTCTTTTTCAGGAATGCGAAATGCATACTCCTTTTCGCGATGTTTGGAATCACGGTTCAAAAACTTGTGTAATTTGTCTATTTCAATCATCGGATTTAGTTTGTTTATGTTTATTATTTTATAAGTTTTAAGCTGAAAAAGATTCACTTTTTGGGAAAAGAGCACTTCCCTCCTATCCCCAATCGTAATTACTTGCATTTCAGCTTTTGTTGTTTTCTGATGAAAGCACCAGAAATGTTTTTTGCAATGCACTGTATCAACAGCGTTTGATTCCGATGACTTTCATTCAGGTGCCAAAGTGGGACCATTCTAAAAAGCATCCCCATTGACATGGACAAAGCCAAAAGCTGATTGCGCATGGAAATATCAGCAAAATCTGTGAAGATACTTCCAGAAGAAATTGGTATCTTTGCATACCGTAAGATCTCCGTGATATCACTCCCTAACTCACATCTAACCCATGCCTCTGAAAGCGAGTTCCTTTCACAACTCTTCATGAGTCTTCTGAAGATACTTTTAAGGTCGAAAGACAAAGCAAGTGATTTCTTTTGACCTTCCACGCACCGACTTTGAAGCCTTATCGCCAAAAAACTTGATGATAAGAAATTTGCAAAGCTCCCGAACGCAAGAAATAATCGCTTGATATCATCAAGCATCCTTGGCAAATCTGCGTTAGCTCTATTTTTAATGTTGCCGACTATATTTTCCGCTTCATGCTTCGTGCGAAAGCTTTTGCCAGATTGGCATTGTTTGCACGGAGGATTCGTTCTTCTTGCTGGGCATCTACAAAGACCAGTGCTTAAAAAGTGTTTCGGGTCAAGCTCGAACACTATTTCAAAATAACAATTATCCAGGTGGTGTCCATCCATGGACTGAATGATTTTTGAACAATCTATAAAAAATACAGAATTCCAGGGGTCATTTCTCCAGAAGAAATTACTTGTAATTTCGATAATACATCTACGGTTTGGCATTTCTGAATTCATAATAATATAATAATGACTTATATTAACCATCAATTTTTTTTGATATTTATTACTAGAATTAAATAGTAATATATTACATCAGGAATTTAACAATAATATTATATAATGTATAAATTGTATCATAATATATGTTTCTCTTTATTTAGATAAATAAAACACCAATCAGATGGTAGAACCTAGGTTTCCCGTAGCTGTATAAATCTGTTAACTAATCCCCCCGAATAATCGCCACAAAATAGCAAAATTATTTAATAAATAATTGGGGGGAAGTGCTCTTCCCCCTTACCCCCCCCATGCTCATTTAGAAAATTGCCAATATTGGAAAGTGTTTGGAAAATGGTATGTAATAATAATTTTATTCCATCATAAATCTATCAGTAATTTTGCCTGAACGCGGCAATTTCTGGGCGCTTCCCCCCCCCTCATATTTTTTTGCCATAAGGTTAGCGCTTTTGGGGTTAGCACTTTTACTCCTACAGAGTAGGAGAAAAAAGGGTTCTATTCTTCAACATCATCCTCTTTATCATCTTCATCTTCTGATAAATTAATACTATCTTCTACGTTTCCAGTTTCAGTATCCTCTTTTTTCCCAACAGCTTTCTTTGGCTTAGCTCTCGTCTTCTTCTTTGTCGCCTGAGTTAAAGTAGTTTTTGCACTCTTATTTGAAATACTATTCTTCATAATATCACGAAACTTCTTCAAAATTTTCGCTTTGTTCCCCAAATATTTCTTCTTATATCGCTTCAAAATAATCCTATATCCAGAATCATCCCTCTTCTCATTCAAAAATTCCCTAGCAATAAATTCCAATTCATCCGTATTATCATCTCTATACTCATCAAATATTTCACTCTGCACACCGTCATTTGTGAATATTTCAAAATTAATATTTTTTTCCAAATCCTCCAAATTCATAAATCCTCCGTTACTTCCACTTGTTTCTTCTTTATCCAGTAATTCCATCTTATTTTTTTCTTCATTCATTTTCTCCTCAGTTTTCAAAATATCTTTTGTATTATCTTTTGAAAAATTTACCAATAATTTTAACTTATGAATAGTCATATCATCAATGTTATTCATATTTATGAAATACCCATTCTTATTTTTAGTATATTTCGTATTTCCCTCTTTCAATATATTCATAATTTGCATTTTCTGATTATTGGACATTCTTTTTTCAATATAATCGCGAAGTAACTCAAGTTCCATCATTTTTTTATTTTCAATATTATATTCATCTTCTTCTTCTAATTCTTCTTGAGATTCCAATTTAACTACAAACTTGTCCATTTTTTCTATATTATCTTAAATTCTTTAAGCTAATCTTCATCTTCTTCATCTTCTTCTTCCTCCTCTTCTTCATCCCCATCTTCTTCTTCTAATGGGTCCTCATTTTCATCCAATTCACCAATATTTTCATTATTATTTCCTAAATCATCATCATCTTCTTCATCTACTTCATCATCATCTAATTCTCCATCATCTTCTAATTCTTCATTAACATCACTGTTATTATCATCTTCATCTTCTTCATCTTCTTCTTCTTCCTCTTCATCTTCACTATCTTCATCTTCATCTACTTTATCAAGTCTTTCATCAATATCTTCGACTGGTTCATTTTTATAGAATATAGATGCATCTACAACTTTATTCACAGTATTCTCTGTATTTTTTTCTCCTTTCCTTGCAGTAACTTTCATCTTATTTCCACTACCTGTGCTTAATCTAGCATACACACTTATCTTCTTACTATTTAACTCAAATGTTTTTCCAATAATAAGTAATTCTATTTCATCCCCAATTTTGATATCCTTAAATGCATCCTTATTGTTATGAATTTCTTTTGGTACAATAATCATTAATGGTCCTAGCTCAGCCAATAAACCTAATTTATTCATTTTTATAATAGGTGCTTTGACTACACTATTTACAGGAATGTTGCAAATTTTTACACCAATTTTTACATCATAAATAATATTCCCATTGAATTGATTATTATTTAAATTTCCCATACTTCGCTCTAATACAATTGTTGTTCCAGGAACAACATAACCCTCTCGAATACATCGTCCTTCAACATTATTTTTTACAATTTTTTCAATGTATTTTGCAAAATCAACATCCAAAAATCGGGGATTTAAAGACACACGTCGATTAATTTGGGTATGAAAATAAATATCATTGTGTGTTAAATAGCTCATGATTTATATTATTAATATCTAATATTTTTAAATTCAATTTTTCCTTTTACTTGAACTTCTTTTTCATGTCTTCTATGGAGTTTGAAAACCAACGCTTTCCTCCAATCCTTTCTAATTCATATTTTCTCAATTCATACTCTAAAACAAAACATAGTCCAACTTTCGATTTTTTCGTGTTTTCACCCCATTTTACTTTTAATTTTGTTGCAACATCCTCAAGCTCACCAATTGCATGATGTATGCATTCTTTTCCTTTAACTTCTGCCCTCTTACTTTTTTCCATTTTTAGTGTAAATGCACCAGTATCTCTTGTACTATCAAAAATTTTGAAAACATAAGGTCCACCTTTCAATGTCATAAATCCATAAATTATATTAAAATTATTAACCCTATTTCGTGCTTCTTTTGTTAATTTTATTTTCATATTTAATTTTATTCTTTCTCGTATATCACTTGGACATTCATTTATAAGTTTTGTTTCTGAATTATAACAAAAAAATTTCATAATTATTTTTTCATCATTTTTAACATCTGTAAAAATATAGTAAAATCCAATTACTTTGTCTTCTTGATTGCTCTTTCCTACTTCTAAATCTCTGTATTTATAAATCAATATTGGTTCAAAATAACGAAAAAGCATAACGTAATAAGGCGAAGACATTTTGCCTCTAGTTTCATAATAATCCAAAATTATTTTCTTTAATAAATTGGACTTATCTTTATCATTCATTTTATCTACTAACATTGTCAAAATAATATACATTTTTTCCTTAAAATCAGATTCAAAAGTTTTCTCTATTTTTTCTGCTTTTAGTATAACAGAATCAAAATTATCCGTATTAATTTCCCTATTTTTCATTGTTAAATTATAATCATTTTCATTGAATGAATTATTACTAATCATATATTCAGATTCTTTTACTTGAAAAGGACGCATTCGATAGCGCAAAGGTGCTTCCAAATAATTAAATTCCATTGGCTGGAAAACATAATAATTTCCTCGATATATTAAATATCCACGTCGGTCATACATATCGTATATGGGCTCATTTACATTATCAATCATATCTGAAATAGAAATATACATAAAAACCTTCTCCAAATTCTTCATATTAAGTTCGATAACTTTTATAATATCATTTAATGTAAAAACATATCCATATTTGAATATACTTTTAATTATACTCTTACATTTTTGAATATCACTTTTTGCAAAACGCTCGTTATATGTATCAATATTAATTTTGTATTTTACTTTCACATTTGGCTCCCATACACAGCGATAATTACAATCTCGATAGTCGCATTCTCGGCTTCCATTAACATCACCAACACTTAATTTTATTTTTCTTCCACTGCTGCTAACCATTTCTACCTGTTTACCATCAAAATCGAAAACATTTCCATTTTTATTCAAAGCGCAATCAACTGCAGCTTGTTTCAAAATATACTCCACCTTTTTTATTTTACGGTCTTTTACCTCCGCCAATCTATAAATTCTTGTATCTATCGTTTCCGTCTCAATATTTTTCTTTCCAGCGGAATCTGGTGGTTCTACTGCATACATAAATATTTCTACATTCTGGTCTTTCTTTGGTAAATCGGCGTGACTACAGAAGCGGCTACTTCTGCCAATAATTTGGTCCAATCGCGACAAATTAAACCAGGGCTCCAATATATGTACTTGGCGAATTCTCTTGAAATCCAGACCTTCGCCTGTTGTTCTTGTGCCAATAATAACCTTCACTTCCTCGCCATTCATATTGTTATCATTATTAATTATGTTTAATAAGTTACCAGTCTCAATAACACTTATATTAGAATTACCAGTCACCAAAATATACCGCACTTTTTTAAATTCATGGAATCCTGAATTTTTCGTATCTTCATGGATGTCATTGAGTGCACCTTCTCCGCAAATTGCGCAAATTGGATTCCTCTTCCGGGAATAGTCCAGTAAAGGACGTTCACCACTCCAGGGGTATCTTTCAAATCCATTTTGTTCTAACATTAAAGCAAGTGGTACAACACCACCCCAAACAAATTCACTATAAATATAGCAAATGCCCTTTCCGTATCGAATATTGCGTAATATTTCAGCGAATTTCACACTATATTTCCGCAAATAACGCTCGTCTATAAATCCAGTTTCCGTTTTCTTTCCAATATCCATTTTCACATGATTCATATAGCGAAATTGATATGTTTTGCGCTTTCCACGTTCTCCAGGTTTTCCATGACCACTATCTATTACAAATGTTCCATCACCATTGTCCGTTTTTTGATAGGCTGCATCTATTTGGGGAAGAGTATAATTTCCCGCTTTATTTGGCAAGATAATATTACTAAATGTTCGTAATACTGCATTCGCAAATTTTTCATCAGTATCTTTCGGAACTGTATTTTTTGATTCAGTATTATCTTCTTCTATTTCTTCATTATCAATATTAGTATTATTATCTACAATAATGTCCTCCATTTTAGACATTAATTTTGAATAATATTGTTCCCACTGATATTCACTCATTTTACACATGTTAAGCTTTAGACTCTGCATTCTATTTTTTTCAGGAATTTCAGCACCATAAATATCATACTTTAATTTGGGAATTCTAACTGCTAATGGAGTAATTTTCATAGGGAATACAACTGGATTCTCACCTCTAAGATAGCTAATATATCCTTTAGAAATTGTGCGCAATCTTTCTTCACCACCTGGAACAAAATTATCCTCTGAATCGAATATTTCGTTCTTTTTGAGGGGCTCTCTTCCATCATTCTCAAGTAACAAATTCAAAATATATATAATTTCCCCCGCATTATCATACATTGGCGTGGCACTCATTAAAACTAGTCGAATATTCATACCATAACGAATAACAGCCTGTAAAATTGGTGGCACTTTTCGCAAAACTTTTGCAATTTCACCGCTCCCAGTGTCATTCTTGATATTGTGGATTTCATCAATTATTAAAATTCGGTTCGTAAATTTATTCTGGATTGCGCGCTTTTGAGCGTCTGTTAAACTATTTAGTTTTCCATTCCAACCTATGTCATTCATGATTTCATTAGCAAATTGTTCATATCCATAAAATTTATAAACATTATTTACAGCACGGCTGGTTTCCTTGCGTTTTTGTATTGAAGTTAGCCCACTATATTGGTCAAAATCCAGACTATATGTATTCCCAGTGCATTGAACAATATCATCTGGCTTCTCTTTTTTAACCTCTTTTTTAATATCATAGATTTGGTCGCGAAAACTTGGCATAATTCTGCGGCTAAGTAAAACAGTTATTTTTCTCTTCTCATCAGAATGCATCCTCTTCATAATATCCTTGAAACCCTCTGCAATTTGAACAGCGCTACAAGTATTATGGGTCACAGTTGTGTCTCCAAATAAAAACCTACAATTACCATCCAATGTAAATCCATAATAATCTCCCTCTCCCACACATTCCACTCGAAAAGGCTGTAATTGGTCACTTAATGCAAAATATATTTCCCAATGTGTATCTTTATAATTTTTATGAACCCCGTTTAATAGAAAAAGTTTTCTGAATTTAGTAGCAAGTATATCTACTACGGGCTTTTCGGCATTTATACGAACCCCAAATTTACAAACAATCTTTTCCAGGAATTCTTCTTGCGTTTCCGGTTCAAAATCGTTGATATCCTCTTCGGTTATCCATTGATTGAAAAATATTAGATTCCTTGCCTTATAAGTGCGCAAATTGTTCTGTTTTTCTTCAGGTAATTTAAGATAATCTTTAATCGAAATTTCTATTACATTATTAAAATCATTTATATCTTTTAAACACAATATGTGCTCGGAATTTACAGTATATATAGCACCTTTTTCAGGAATAATTTTATACATATTATCACGACCTCTTGCTAATGATAAAATTTTTCGTGGACTATTATCATCTCCCATAAGAAATTCCCCTAATTTTATGTCTTGCACTTTTCTTTGTTCTCCATCAAACATAATAACTGGTGTATCATAAGCTAAACATTTACCAATACCAGTTCCATGATAAATTAAAATTCCATTGTAGGGTGTATCGATGCTAATATAATTTCGCAGGAATTCTTGTTGAGGAGCCAATTGAAAAAGACGTGCATTGCAAATTTCTTCAGTTGACCGCTGTTGTTTCGGAATTTTATTTTTATAGAATTCTTTTTTTATATATATTTTTTCGTAAAAATCTTTATCTTCGAAATCAGGATAATATAAAAAATTTTTCCCTGTTTTTACTTTAGTTTCTTCTTCAATATTATTCGTATTTTTTTTAGACATTATATCTCTAATATTTCATAGATTATATTTATTTCAGAAATTACTAAATAATTTTACAAAGTAAAATTATTTTTATCTGATAATTTATTTTGGTATTAGTTTATAAGTTAAATAAAATAGTATGGCAATAAATATAATTATTATTATGAGTAAGATAGTGATTTTCCATTTAGGGAATAATGTAAATTTACCAAGTTCTGATTGCCATGCTATATCATCTAATTTTTTCTTTGTTAAATGCGGTGCTGGGTCATCTAAGTATATTTTTCGCCCATATTGTCGCTCAAAATTTTCCAACATTTCATCTCGCGTCATACTTGGCTTTCCATTTTCTAAATTTACCATATTATGAATATCCATAAGCCAATAAGCTAAACTCTTTCTACTTTCCAAATGACCATCAATTGGGTAATTTCGGATATTTTTACTATAATTTTTCCGACATAAAACACAAGGTAGTAAATGTTCCAATAGCCCAAAAAATGTTTTATATCTTTCTTTATCTTGTGTATCTGGGTTAAACGGATATGTAAAACTAACGCTATGTAATGAAAACCAGAATTTTGGTCCCCAAATATTTGGATCCATTCTATTTTATATAATAAAATATTTTTAGAATCGCCACCATCTATTCATAGAAGAATCAAATGATTCCTCAATATAAAATGGTTTTGCAGGTTCATAATCACTAGCTTTTAACATCCATACTATTTTTGGATTTATATGAATGTCATTTTTATGGTCATAGCTTATAACACCTTCTTTATTCCAATTTTTCCCAAAATAAGATAAAAAATATCGATTATATTCATTTGGGATAAAAATTTCCATAGCACCAAATATAGTTTTTTTTAAAGGAAACAATTCTTTTTCTAAATAAAATTCATTTTTCCAAATATCTCTATGTTGTTCTAATGCACATTTATAAACAGCATTTCCAGTTTCTATTTCGCGGACCATAAAAAAAATATCAACAAAAGGATATTTATTTTCTTTATATCTTATCTTATTTACAATTGTAGAGTAATCATCAAAAACTAAATCTTTCTCATTACGAATTAAATGTATAAGTTTTTCTTTATCTTTAAGTAAAACACATAAATCTAAATCATCATCCCATTTTATAATTCCTTTGCATCGAATTGCACCTAAAAATGTTCCACCACACGCCCAGTATTTAATATTATTTATTTCTAATATTTTAACTACCCTATGTAAAAGTTTATATAAATTAAAAGCATCATCTTGACTTAAAATATACTTTTCCATAAATTATTTTCTAAAAAAAATATATGAAAATATTAAATTCTTTTATAATTATTTTAATCGGAATATTTTTTTCATTTTTAGTATTTCCAAAATCAATACAAGAACACTTCTCAGAACAAATAAAATTTCCATATCCAACTTATGTTATAAATCTAGAAGAAACACAAGAAGGAAAAGATAGGCTCCCAATTATTCAAGGTATTTTTCCAGATGCAAAACGTTTTCCTGCAACATACGGAAAAAAATTTGATTTTAAACCATATTATGATTCAGTTTTAACGAAGTCTTGGGACCATGGAAAATGGAAATCAAATGTATCAAATATTGTTGAAATGTCAGACGGGGAAAAAGGTGTTCTTATGTCACATTATAATCTTTGGACAAAAATTGCGAAAGAAAAAGAACCGCATATTATTTTAGAAGATGACGCGATTGGAGTAAACTCAAATACACAAATGGTATTAAAAGAAATTTTAGAAACACTCCCAAAAGATTATGATATTTATTTATTAGGATTTATTGATTTAGAACCCATAAATATAACTAACTTGCATTCAAAAGTAAAATCATTTGTTTTATTACATTCATATATTATTACACCAAAAGGTGCTCAGAAATTATTAGAACAATTACCAATTAATATGCCAATTGATACTTGGTTATCTTCCATTTCGGATAAAATAAATATTTATCGTCACAATTTTGGTAATTCTGGAAAGAAAAATAGATTTTATGGAAGATTAATAACTCAAAAACGTAAAGAAAAACAAATTGTAAATACAAATATTATCTAATAAAATATTATAAAATGTTATCTATAAATTCTATACTTGTTATTTGTCTATTATGTATTACTGCAATTTTCCTATATTTAATACCAGGCTCAAACTTAAAAGAGAGTTTTACTCCAATGGGCTGCAAAATTTATTTCATTAATTTGGACGAAAATAGGGACCGATGGGATAATTTGCCAACTGAACTACGTGCAAAAATAACTAGATTCCCAGCGGTTAATGGTAAGAAATTGGACAAAGACCAGCTTATAAAAGATGGTCTTATTGCAGAAGAGAATAATCTAAGAATGGGACAAATTGGATGCGCTCTTTCGCATATTACGCTCTTGAAACGTATTCAACACCAGGAAGAGCCTTATGGACTCATATTGGAGGATGATGTTACTATTCCAAAAGATTTTGAGGTTGACAAGTTAAAACTGCCAGAGGATTTTGACATATGTTTTCTAGGGGGGTGCAATATTAAGGGGGAAAAAGTGGACAAAAATTGGATTCGACCAACCGCGAAAAATGGAGCATACAATTTATGCTGGCACGCCGTTTTAGTAAATAAAAAGAATGTTCAAAAAGTTATTGACCTATTGACACCATTGAGGCGACCAATAGACAGTCAGATTCGCGCTGAATACGATAAATTAAAAGTGTTTTATCATTATCCAAATTTGATTAGCCAGAATAAATCTCTTAGGTCTACTCGAAGAGATATAGATGGATTGCCTCAATCGAAATATTGGCAGAAACATCATTTGGATGTTACAATTGACATCCCCTAGCCCCTTTTTGAAAGAGGCTAACCCCCAAAAACCCCTAGCCCCTTTCAAAAAGGGGCTAACCCCCAAAAACCCCTAGCCCCTTTCAAAAAGGGGCTAACCCCCAAATAGAAGACAATAATAGGATATGATTTCAAAAAATAGCAAGGATTTTTTGAATTGAAATAATTTTTATTTTGGATTCCAACCCAATCTTATTATAAATGCTTCTGAATTATTAACATTATAACTTTTAGTTAATCCCAAATAATATGTTACACAATATGTATATGTACCTGTAGTTGTAGAATATCTAGAAGCAATACCAACGCCATTTATATATGCTTGCACAAATTCATATACAGCACCATTCGGAAAATTAAAACTACTTCCAACAAATCCATTATTATTTGGGTCATTAACGTCAACATAACCCCAAAAAGGAGCATTAGCAATAGAACTATAAAGAGGAAAATTACTTTTACCTAGAGGATTTGGATTCAAAGTAATCAATTGAACATCATTTGTTTTATAATTATATATTCGTAACAAATTATTACTAACAAAAATAGCTTGTCCGTTTGTAGTTATTACTGTTAATCTTTTTTCGTATTTATTTGAGAATGGTTCTGGGATTAAGTTAAATAAAGTTTGACAATATTGGTCCGTAGCAAAACATAAATCTTTTATAGAAACTTGTTCAGCATATGCTGCGAGCAATAAGTTAAATTTTTCAATAACAAGTGGATTATTTAAACCTAAATTAAAATCTTGTCCTATTTGATAAAATGAAAATTCACGTTCATAAATATTATCTTTAGGCAATAAATCAAATGTGTAAATATTATACAAATCAAAGTTTTGATTATTTATATCTAAATTTATATTTACTAATCTTGCCTTAATATCTTTATCTGGTTTTCCGCATTTGATTGGATAAACTGTTCCAACTTTATGAATAAATGAACTTTGATAATTATTTGGAATTACACCTTTCTCTAAACCAGATGTGATACCTATAAGGGGTTTTTCATTATAACTTTGTGCTACATAAACACTTAAATTAATTGATGGATAACTGCCAAAATACCGGACTTTTGTGATTCCTTTTGTAACAACTTTGGCAATTTTACCTTTCCCAGGTGAATTTATGCAAACGCCAATCACATATGGTTGTCCTTTATCAAGTTTATCTAAATTTTGCGAAACATAAACATAATTTTTGTCATTTATAGGACAATAATAAACAAAAACTGGAGAAAACTTTAAAATTTTTTCATAAGCAATAAATTCTTTAATTTCAGAATTTTCTGATGACATATTATAAAATATATATTATTTTTTCATTTCATTTTCAACTTCTTTCGCAAGTTTTTTCAAATAAGTTTTATTTACATTGAACGACAAATTTATATCAAAATCTATTTTCTCTTTCGCATCTTCATATCCAATATAATCAAATTCATAGATACGAGTTGGTAAATTTTCATGTTTTATTTTGTTTTTCAAAATATTATTTGCGGAATATTCTTTTGGTTTGCGCATTTTCATTTTCAAATCATATCTTTTAACTAATTTCAGGATACTATTCCGCGGTAATAAGACTTCATTTTCTTCTATTGTTATGTTATTTATAACATTTCCTCCCATAAATGGAAAAATATCCAAATACAAAAACTTATTTCCTTTCGGAATATTTATTTTCATGAGTAAAAAATATTTCTTTCCAAATAATTCAAATAAATCATCACAAGTTGTTTGGAGTTTATTTGCATATTTTTTATTATTTCTTGAAGCATGACTAGTCCATATTGGATTTGCAAATCTATAAAATGCTATATATGGGTCTAAACTGGTCGATAAAAATATTGAAAACATAAATTCTTTCCCAATATTACTGCGTTCCAATTCATAAACCATATTTTTCAAATTAGGTTCAATTGGATAACGATTGCAAATATGCAATCCACGATATGTTACTATTTTTTTATTATAAGCAGGGACAATTCTGAATATATTATCTAATTCATTTATAAAAAATACCAATTTGAATTGATTTTTCAAAATTTTATCTAAAACTTCAGATTTTTCGTTGGTATGTCCATATAATAAATCTTCTAAGGAATCATTTTTTCCTAGTAAAAGATTATTTATATGATACATATTTCTATATTCAAATATAGTTTTACGTTGGTAATTTGTTATTTTATTTACGTAAAATTTATAGAAAAATTTTATGATTGCTAGCATTTCCTTTTCTAAATTTTCATTATAAAATTCTGAAGTATTCATTTACATATCAAATATTATTTCTTTTTTAATATCATTTTCGACTTGTTTTATAATTTATTCTCTCTTATTTCATATTTTTTGTGCATAAATCTTCAAGGGTGTAAAATACATAATTCTCTAAATATTACTATTATTTAGATAAAAAATAACTATACCATAATTACATATTTTTTTTGAAACTAATTCATTTTTTATGAGTGCACCCCATTCAGAAACTAGATTGACTAACATTAATGAAGTATTTTCATACATTTTATCAATATTGAATTCTGGATAACGAAAAATATTACCAATAATGCCTGAACCAGAAATAGTATTAGTGTTAGTGAACATAACATTAATTAATGGTTTAATTATATCTAAATTTTTTATTTCTATAAACTGAAGTAATCTTCTATATTTGCTCTTTAAAATTAAACTTACTAAATTACTAAATTCAGCTTGTGAATTTAAGGCACAAGTAATAGCAGACCCATACTCCGTATATTGGTTTAAAATATCATCTGTAATCTCAGATATTCTATAATTATTAGTTTTTTTAAAGTTATAGATTTCATCATAGTATGGATTTTGTGTATCAGAAACTATAAACATTCTATCATCTTTAATATTATTTAAAATTTCACTAATTGGCGTTAGGGTAAAATAAATATTAGTACCTTTTAAGATATTTTTTTTACGAACGCTCGTGGCATTAGAACGTGTTGCTATAAAAGTACATTTATTTATTAAACAACAAATAGTACCTTTTTCTTTTTTTAAACTAATATAATCAATAAATTGGTCTAATTCACCAGAATTTATATTAAGAACATATTTTAGAATACAATTTTTCTTTGCATTTTTTATAATAAACTTATAGATTTCTTTTACGTCTTTAGAAGTAAGTACTGGAATATTAGCAAGGTAGAGTTTTTGTAAGGCTGGAGTAAAAAACTGTTCATTTTGAATAAGAGCTACTTTTTTCATTTATATAATTATATATTATAATTATATAATAAATTATCTACAAAAGAACAAAAGTCGAAATTACAAAAGTTAGAAGGATAATATCATATAAACATATGTTAATTTATGGTTTTTCCTTAAAAATAAATTTATGAATTATACTAAAAACTGTTTATAATATTCATCTTTTTATACTTTTCATTTCACTGACAGGTAGAGGGTTAGTTAACAGTAAACCTTAGATACATTATTTTTGTATAACAAAAGTTCGAACTTATAAAGATAAATTTTACAGAAAAATATAATCAAATTAAACTTCTTTTATATTATACAAATAATTATAACATATCCAGTATTTCGCAGGAGTCTGAATAAAAAAAGGACATTTATTTGTATATTTTATTATAAATTGATTATTACGAGATTTATCTTTTTTATATTTACATCCATTTAATGTTAATTCGTTTCCCCATTTATGTGCATTTGAAAATATATCCTGGTCATAATCTAATATTATTTTATCAAAATATTTTTCTAACCAATAGTTTGTTATCTTTGTTTGGTCATTATTGCTATATTTTATATCAAAATTTAAAATTATTTTTTTATATGCCTTAATATATCCAATACAAAGACCACTATTCAAATAATAACTTCCATCTACTTGTTTCATATTTTCATGTTTTAACGCTATATTTTTCATTATTTGTTTAGATTCTAGACTAATACCAGGAGTACAGCAAGCAATTTCTGATGAAAATATTAATTTTAAATTATTATCAAAATTGCAGCCTCTTTTTTTATATAATTTTTCAAACTCTTTTACCAATTCATTACTATTACGATTTACATAAACATCTCTAGAATCTATTATTACTAATATATTATCATCATCTAGTTTGGTCTTTTTTATAAAATTCTGATATTTTTTAATTTTAGTTCCAAATCCCTTCCATTTTTCGCCAGCACCTAAAAATTTATATGTATAACCATAATGTTTTAGTTTATCTTCTAAATATTTTTGATGTTTATTATTTATTTCATTTTCATATGATAATACAAATACTTTTTTTGATTTCATATTTTCTTATATATTTAATTTATCAAAAAACAAAAAAAATATTAATATAATTAATAAATACAATACTTTTACTAGACTCATTATATATTTTGTATATAATAAAATATTTGTATAATTATATATGCTACAATTTGGAGGCAAGAATGCAAAGAAGGCGTCTTCTGATTCAAAACGTCATTTCACAGTTGTTATGGGAGGCAAAGAACATGGGCTTTATGTTAGCTCAACACCATCTTCTGCCGCAAAAAAAGCGGTAACAAAACTTTGCACAACTAACAAAAGTAAAAAAGTGGAATTTTCTATTCGCGAAATAACGCAAGGTTCAAAAAAGAAGACATATGGACCATACAAAGGTCATATAGAGAAACTTAAAGAGCCAATTGAATTGAAAGGGCGCGTAATAAAATACAAACCAGTTGCAAAATTAAGTGCGAAGAAAGGAGTACAAAAAGGTGGATTTATAGATCATTTTTCTATTGTTTTTACAGGAGAATATAGAGAAATAGATAATATAACTGATGAAGAAATAAATAAATTATTAAAAGATATAGATGCTAAAATAGAAATTTCTAGAAAAAACATAGAAGTAACTAAAACACGTAACGTAATAAAAAATCGTAGACTTGTTGAAGAAGAATATATTGAGGAAAAACCTATTGAAATAGTAATTAAAATAACACCAAATACTTATTCTAATAATAAAGCATATCTAGATGAAATTATTTCTGAATTAAAAAACCGTGCAATTGATATATTTTCACATTTTTTTAAAAAAAAAACTCGTCATACTAATAGTATTAAAATATTTGTTAGAACTTATACTGATGAAAATGAACATCAAAATGAAGAAATTACTGAATTAATTAAACAGAAATTATCAAATAATTTAGATAAATTAAAATTAATTAGAATATCCTTTTTTGTTTTTAATTTGAAAAATGAAAAAATAATTCAATTGATTATACAAAATATTAGTAAAATACTTAGAGAACAAATTTTTTTTGGTAGAAAATATGAAACACAAATAGATAATTTCTTTATTTATTTCATAGGTAGAACTGTATTAAAAAAAGAACAACTAGAAGAAAAAATAGAAAATATTAAAAAAAAATTAATGGAAAAAATACAAAACCAGGATGAACTAACTAAAAAATTAAACAAAGATATGACAGACTGGATATCTGAAAGTCCAGAAGATTATAATAAACGTTTTCAAGATATACAAGTTGCAAAAACTATATACAAATCACCATTTATTCCAATAATATCTGAATATAGAAAAAATACCAATAATTTTAGAGAATTATCAAATAATATAGAAGGTAAATTTCTAAATAATCAACCAAGTGCTCCAAGACTTGAAAATATAAATAATAAATAAGTTTTTCACTATAAGTATCAGTATAATTTTTGGGTTTAAGAGCTAGCCCGTTTTTGAAAGACTTAGATATCTTTAAAAAGAAATAGGAGGGGGTTATGGGGGAACCTAGGTTCAGTTAAAATGATGGAGTCTTTTTATCGGTTCCCCCAAAAAATTGAATAATTCCCCCACCGATTCCTTAACATCAACAAAAACAAAATATAAAATGTCGAGCTTTATGCAGAGAAAAAATCTTGGTGGATTAACCATTACCACAACCAAAAATTCAATTACCATATCAGATGAGTCTTTTGATTCACCTGTTCGCTTTGATGCACTGAAATACCTACATTTCATCAAAACAAATGAAATCTATCTATTTACAAATTCAATCAATGATTTATTTGCTCTATTTTTTTATGACAAAAAAGCCTATTACGCACTCATTCAGCGGAATGTTAGCCAGCTTCATGTGTTCCAAGAGGAAAAATTATTTTACGTGATTGGAATATATCACAATATAACGATTTATTCATTCGAAAAAATACTTAATAAGCTCATGGATGTTGCGCTCAATGAAGAAATTGAGGAAATTACAGCAAGCCCAGGAAGCCCAAAAAAGAATGTTGTTCGGGTGCCATTTGAGGACTTTTGTATTTTAAGTAGAACAATAAGCCCATCCAACAACAATATGGATTTGTATGAAAATTTTTTGGTTATTAGGTCGGATGTAATCCAATCACCGGACCTCCAAGAAATTACGATACTCCATTTGCAATCATTTTCATCATTCTTTTTCAGAATTGAGAAATCCAGGTCACAACTTTTATACAACAACAATATTTTTTCATTTTACGCCAATGAAGGCGAATTGAAAAATACTATCTTTATTGTGACTTACTTTGATAATTCCGATGATGGAAAAGAACCTTCACCTGGTAATATTCGACTAATTATGAAAATGAAAAATGAGGGCGGAGCCCCACATTTCAAAACGGCTACATTGCAGTTGCACAACTAATTGTACAATAGAAAATAAAATTTGTTACAAACGAATCCATCCAATCTATTCGCAAAAATTCATAATTATCTTGAACTACTTGGATGAATGTATTTTTGTATTTCCAGCCATTCATCACACTCCTGTCCATTTCCAAAATGACCTCAAATATTTTCTTTATTTCTAGAAAAATTGGGTGATGTGTGGAAATATTGAGTTCTTGAACATCATGATGTTCAATCAATTCGTTCAATTTTTTGAAATCAATTTTCGCCTCATATTCAAATGTGATATTTCCCTGTTTGATAAAAATGGGATTCTTGTTTTCAACAGAAGGAAACTTAATATTTCCCTTCTGGATTTCATCTATTCTAGGCAAATGCTCACGATATTCGCGGCAAGTTGTTCCCAATTGGGGTGCAAGAGGGAGAATGCGTTGAATAATAACTTCTGCTGGTAAAATAGTTTGCATTATAGGTTTTTGTAAATTATTATAAATTTAATCAATTTTTATTCACTAATGGTGCAAATAGAAAATAAAACTCATAACAAATGAATTTATCCAATCCATTTGCACGAATTGAACTTTCTTGTTTCCATACTTATCATAATGATCTTCATTGACTCTGAGAAATGTATTTTTGTATTTCCAGTCATTCATCACACTTCTGTCCATTGTCAAAATAGACTCAAATACTTTCTTAATTTCAAGAAAAATCTGACTTTTTGTTGAAAATTTTAATTCTTTGATACTACGTTCCTCAATCCATTCGTCCAATTTTTTGAAATCAATTTTCGCTTCATACTCAAACGTAATATTGCCCTGTTTGACAAAAACAGGATTCTTGTTTTCAGCAGAAGGAAACTTAATATTTGCCTTCTTTTCTTCTTTAATTTGTGGTAAATGCTCGCGATATTCGCTGCAAGTTGTTCCCAATTGGGGTGCAAGAGGCAGAATGTGTTGAATAATAACTTCTGCTGGTAAAATGGTTTGCATTGCGTTTTAATAACTTATTGGGAAATTATAATAAATTTAATCAATTTTTATATATTCATATATTATATGCACATATATCTTACGAGTAAATCGGTTGGTTGTTATAAATAAAAAAACAATTACCCAAACGCTTTCATAATGTCGATTTGAAAACGGACAAAGAATATAAAAAATGGAAAAAAGCTGAAGATAAAAAATTTGACGATAAAATAGTAAAATTTGACGATAAATGTTGGTGGGATAGTTTAGATAAAAATAAAAAGAAAGAATATGTAGATAAATATGGTTCAAAAGAAATTACATATCAAAGAAGACACAGATTTACACAATCATTGGGACATTGTAAAAAATATAAAATAATTGATGAAACATATTTCAAATAATTCTAAAAATTAAAGTTTATTCTAAAAAAATATAAAATATTATACTACTAAAATGGAAATAATAATTGGAACAACTGCTATAAATCGCCCGGAATTGCACAGCGATAATATGGTTGAATGGTATAATTGGATAAATTCGCTGGATAAAACAAAATACAATATAAATTGGTTTATCAATGTAGATTATATCCCAAAATTAGAAAAATCCACGGAAGAAACAATCCAGAATTTCCAAGAAATCATCCAAGAAATACCGACCCATTTTTTCACATGTGACGCCAATGGCGGTAATTTTTTAAAAGCGTGTAAGCGGATTTCCTCCAATATTTCGGAATTTATTACAAAAAAACAGTTAGAACAAGATAAAATCGCCATAATATGGCTGGAAGATGACTGGAAATTGAGCCCAAATAATATTCCTTTGCAGGAACTATTTGAGACATATTTGGGTAATTTGAGTTGTATAAATTTATCTTATATAAGAGAAAATTATGTACATGCTTTAGCGCCTAGTATTATAAATTGGAATTTATGGAAACAAGTGCATTTGGCAGCATGGACTAAGCAAGAACATCATATAGACCCAGAACACTGTGCCGGACTATATTTTATCAAAAATTTTGGGAAATATAAACATGTACAGAATATTACAATTATAAATAAGAATATTCAGGAAAAATATTTTATAGATGATTTTTTATGCAGAGAAAAAAGCTATAATGCATATCATGATGAAAAATATGCAATATTAAAAAATAAAAAGAATATTGATAAAACACAAGTCCGCGAATTTTGCGAAAATACAATAACATTTTTGCGAATTACTCCATCATTTTGTTCAGACTGTGGACGTGAATTTATGAATAAATATAATATAAAAAAAAATAAAATTCAAAATAACAATCAGAGTAATTTTTATTTATAATTTTAGTTTTCTTGTTTTTTATTTCCAATATTTATATCACCTGTGCTTATTTTAACAGGAATTACAGCTTTTTTAGTTGCAGATGCTACGGTTCTTCTAGAAGCGGTTCTACCAGCGGCTGCTCCCATTTTACCTAAACCAGCAAGAGCGCCCAGGAAAAAAAGTTTTTCGTTTGGTTCTTGGGAAAAAGATAATCCTTCCATTATACTATAGAATGACAAAATATAAATACGAACTTTGCATTTATATAACAAATCCAAAAGACACAGAAATGATTTCTAAATATCTCCAAAAAATAGAATCCAATAAATTCCAAGATTCTGGTTTCGACATATATATGCCGAATGAAGGCGCACATTATTTAGCTGATACAAAAAATACGATGGTTAGTATAGATGGCGCCAGATTTTTAGGATTAGGTCTAAAATGTTGTATGCTTAAAAAAGGTGTTCCATGTGGATATTATTTATATCCGCGGTCTAGTATAAGTAAAACAAAGATGCGATTGGCGAATTCAGTTGGAATAATTGACGCTGGATATCGTGGTGAACTTATCGCAGCAGTTGATACAATTGGAGTCTATGGTAGCAATGATATTCACCATATTTGGAAGGAAACACTTGGAGGAATTCGCAAATATGACCGTTATTTTCAAATTTGTGCTCCAGACCTTTCACCTTTTAGTGCTAGAATTGTCACAAGTGAAGAAGAATTGGGAGCTACAGAACGGGGGAGCGGTGGTTTTGGGTCAACTGGAAAATGATTTTAAAGTTTTTCTGTATATATGTAATATAAATAAATGTCTTCTGCCATTCAAGAATTAAATATTGAACAGAAGTCTTCAGAAGATTTCCCAATGGTTGCCAATTATTTGAATAATGAAATCGGTATAATCAATCTTAGAGAAGAAGACCGCACTTTTTTTATAAAAAAAATTGAAATGCTGAATAATTGTTTTGAAGTTCCAAGAACAATGGACATTATATCAGCAATTGAAATTACTGGTAAATTTGAAAATCAAAATAGAATTACTGAAATTTATTCTAAAATTAAATGGATTGATATTGAGATTGGAGGAGAAATAATAACACGTATATATTTACAAAATGATATTTGTGAAATAATATCGAATAATTATTTTTACACAATTCATATTCCATTAGAAAATATTTTATACAATATTGGATTTATTCCTGTTATTTCACTTAGAAACCATGAAATCAAAATTCATGTTAAAAACTATGGACTAGATAGTTTTGATTTCTATTTATTAGGCGCAATTTTGAATAATGATATTCATAGAATTTATTTGGAAAAACCTATTTATTTATTATTCAAAGACTTTTATAAATATGATGGAGTTATGCACGGAAATCAACTAAAAATAGTGAATGAATTTGGAAGCGGCTTGAATTCAACAAACATTATTAGCTCATTGTATTTCGATTTTGGTGCAAATATTCGCAGCCGATTAAAATACATTGAGCTAAAAACGGGTAATAATCAGTCTATTACCATAATTCCACTAAGTCAAATTCGATATCTAAATGATTATCAGATAATAATAGATAAATTCTATTATAAAACATTTCTGTATAATACAGTTGTTATTGAATTTGTGCTAACATATCCTTTCTATGCTACAAATTTCTCCTTAATAACAACAAATTACAATATACTTGCAATTGAAAATGGGTTTGGTGAGAAAGTTTTTAAGGATTTGAGTCGGACAATACTTGGTAATAAATTATTTGGTTATGATAAAATTCCGGATAATATTTATCAGGAAAAAGTGATTCCAAAGGCTGACATGATTTGTGCAATATCACATACTGAATTTGAAAAAGAAGAAATACGAATTATATGTGCGGCATGTTTTTCTAGCTTCCGGCGAGAAGCAATTGAAATGTGGTTTCATTCAAAGCAAAAAAGACTTTGCCCTTGTTGTCGAGAAGAAGATGGTGAATGGTGGTATTTTTAGAAATTCATTGGATAATACGTGGAATATCCGCGACCTTTTCCTAGTTGAGTTAAACGGGCGATATGGGCTCCAATCATGGGTGGGTAATTTGCTTTAGGTTCTGGAAGAATCTTAGGCTCGGAAAGCTTAATATATTTTATATATTATTATTTTTATAATAAATTACTATGATAAAATCAGATTATGGAAGCGTTATTCTAAAAAAAGATACAATACTTTATCATGCGACGGACAAGGAATTCTTGTATAATGCAGAAAAAAAATTTTTATATACAATATTTCATCCTTCTGAATGGGTTGGTTATGATAGCGAATATATTGTGAGAATCCTACTAAAACGTGACATAGAAGTGTTATTTTTTATTACCGGATTTAGAAAACACTACGTTTTATCTAATCAAGCTGAAAAAAAGTCACCAGAATTTCTTGAAAAATTGCAAAAAGAAAACTTGGATGGGTGGCTAGCAAGTATAGAAAATCGGTCACATGTCGAAGTTGCAATTATAAATGACCAATCTATTTTCGAAGTGATATCATTTGAGCCTTTGCGGAAAAATTGGAGGAATGGGAATTGTTTGGGTGGAATCCCAGAATGTAAAAATTGGGGGACTTTGTATCCGATTTCTTCGCGTTTGATTCCAATTATTTTGCATTTGAATGAAAAATATAAGCCACTTATAGAAGAATATGTGCAATATGGGCTAGATTCGAAATATCCTTTCGAATATGTTTTTCAAGTTATTTTAGAGAATGCACATATTCAATACATAAAAAATATATAATAATGAATATACACTATGCGATTTAATTTTTCTCATTTTGCAAATTTGCCAATTTTGGCAAGAATATTTTGGAAAGTCCCGAAGTATTTGCCGGATATTCCAGATAAGCAGACATATAATAAAATCATTGGAATATATCGCCCAGAATTTACGGCGACCTGTATTTTCGCATACAAAACAAATGATGATTCATCAATATTTAGAATAAATAGTGATTTTGTATTCACATCTGGAAAATACAAAATAGAAGAATCATGTAAGTTCACAAATTATGCTAGAGAACAATTCCAAATAAATTATTCATTTACTCAAAAACTAGAAGAAGAGCAAATATTTTTGTATGAAAATGAAATTGGCACACTTCCTGAAGGTATAAAAAATGCAATTCAAGAAATTGAGGAAATATTAGAGAAAAACCAAGAAAAGTGTGTTATTAGTTAAAGAATATGTAATATATGGTTTAACAAAATGGAGCCAATAGAGCCGATATATTTACAAATTGAGAAAGATGGTCGCAAAATATTTTTCCGTGTTCATATAGAAAAAAGGTTTGCCTATTCCGAATATTACGCTGATTATTTTAACTATCATGTTAGCATTTTAGATTCGTATGATATTGATTATGGTTCATTTTTAGTAGTGGATGACTACCAAAATATTAAGATTTATAATACGATAACGAAAGAATATTTGGGATTTGAAGTAGATGAGTTAAATGTAATTTATTATTTTTATGACAAATTAGAATTTTCTGGGATAACACTTGAACAAGTTGTAAAAGAAATACTTTATCAAAAATTCATTGGATATGGGGTAGATGTATAGTGCAAAAGTTAAAAACTTTTTTACATAATATAAAAATGAAATACAAAATTGATAAATTGGATAATCGCCTTCTTATTATTCGGTTTGAGAATAGAGACATTATGAATAAAACTTTATCTAAAATATCGAAAAGATATGAGCAAATAGAGGCTATTGCAGAAGGATATAATTTTCCGGCTGAATTTGTGGAGAAAACTGACGAAATCTATGATTTTGTTAGGAAGAATAAGATAGAATACGTGATTGGTGTTTATAGTGGAAAATCAATTTCCCATGAGAAGCTACACGCAAAATATTATTTGGATGAAGACTATAAGCGCCAGATTGATGATGAATGGGCGGAATTGGATGCCAAAAAGCGAGAAAAAATAATTGATTTTTTGAAGAAATTGGGATATTGTGACAAGGTGATTGTAGATGAATACCAAGCCTATCGATATTCAGAGAAGGCTAACTTTTTCGGCGTGAAATTATGATAACTTCAGATAATAAGATTCTTCAAAAAAATTAAATCCAGGGAAAAATATTTTATAAATATATTCCAATAATGCAAAAAAAATTTCATCTTTTATAAATTTAATTTTTTCCAGAAAATATTTTAATTTATTATTTTTTCTTATAATTTTTTCACATAATTCAATGCAATCTTTATTTGTTTCTCCAAAAAAATCAATAATATTATCCAATTTTATTGTTTTTTCGAATATATTGGAATTTATTAGTTCCAACATTTTCGATTTATGTTCTGGTAAAAATCCATATTTCATGTAATATGTTTCTCCATAATATAAAATCATGTAAATATAAAGTGGGAATTTGTTTATAGTTGTTTTATCTGTCAATTTAATAACTTTAACATTTTTATATTTTTTCTTTATTATTTTGATAGCCATTTTGATTGGATTTTTTTTATAAATTGAACAAATAAAACCTAGTTTCTCTCTTCGAGAGAAACTAGGTTTTATTTCTTGAGTTGGAAAAATCTTTGATTTTTCAACTGAACAATTTGTGAAATATGTGAAATTATTTATGATTGCTTCTTGGCGGTCTTCGTCTATAAAAACATGGATACAATTGGGACGACATCCTAAAAAAAATCCATTTTTTAGGTTATCAAAATCATAATTAGTGTTTTTTTGGGTTGGTGTAACTATATACTTTTTATAAAAATCTATTGCAAAATTATCCAATAAAGATGCCAATAAATATGGATGTTGATAATAAGATATCATAATTTTTTGAATAATATATTCTTTATATTTTACCTTATTTACAATAAAAAGAATATCTTATCTTCTTCTCCGTTATAGTTTTGAAAGGGTCACCAGCCTGTAGTTCATTAAGAGACCATTTAATATGTTTCTTTAATTTATATTCGTCCAACAATTTCTTAACTTCAGATTCACTTAATTTTTTCAGACACCATTGCTCGCCAGTTATTTTCTTAGTTACACTATTCATGCTTGCATCTATTTCTAATTCAACTGATTTTTTTATAACTGGCTTTATTTTCTTTATTTTTAATTGTAAATAATGGCTCGCCGAATCTTTACAAGCGGCGCCCATATTGCTTATACCATCTTCTAAATATTTTTTGAATTTTGAGGATTTTTCCAATAAATCCAAGAATTTTGTTTGAACATTTTCGGGGAGATTAGAAAAATTGACTTCTTTTCCAATATCATAGATGGCATTAGTTGGCTGTTTTTCGTGAAATATTACTTTCAATTTGAAACGCATTATAATTATGTTAGAATAAAATATCCCAATAATTTATAAAAACATGAAAATATTAAACTTTATAGTGGCGCACAAACAATCAAAATGTCCCGGAAGTTATAGGAAAGGCGTGGTTTTCAACAAATCTGGGGCAATCTGTAGAATCTTTATTAATTTTACGACATCCAAATTGGATAGGCATTCCAAAAATTTCGATACAATTTTCTACGCGGGGCGGGGAAAAAAGGACAAGAATAAGTATTTTGTAGAAGATACTATTGATAACCTAGAAAATTTGAAAATGAAGAGGAATAAAGATGTGTTCCCAATCTATGTCAAAACGAAGGACGGCTATTTCTATCTTGGGCGATATGAGATTGGATCTGTGCGAAAAAAGAAGCAATATAATCCAAATTTGGGGTGCTACTTTGAGACTTTGGGATTCGTTTGCCGGAAAATATAATAATATTAGGAAAATAATATTATACAATGAAAAAATAAGAATAGTATTTTATTCTTCACGATTTATTCTCTACAAGCATGGGGGGGAACTGCAGTTACCCCCAACTACTCTTTTTCAATAACAATTATAA